ACGCTGAAGAGGTATGGAAAGATTGGGTCCTAACCGGATAGATCAAGGGAGTAACTTATAATGAACCAATCAGAAGTATTAGGTCTAGCAGGAATGATAGCATCCGCTAGTGGATTAGATGGTTATACTCAGGGGTCAGTTTTATGCTCTATCATGTTCTTTCTATTCCTAGGGTATACATTATTAGGGAGGAGTGATAAGTAGGTATGAACTTATGGCTTTAATAGAATTACCTAACTGTCCTAAATGTTGGTCTGAGGGTAAGGTGAATAACGAATGGATAGCAGCAGGGAAAGGATGGTATTGCTATGAATGTAGTTTTCGAATAGATATGCCAGGTACATGGGCCTAGGAAAAAGTTATTATAGGGGTAATTACCCATATATTAGTGAACATATAGTGAACATATAACGACTCTGGAATGTTCATATAGTGAACATGGGACAAAGTAGTGAACATATAGCAGCATGGAATGTTCATTAGGTGTTCATAATAGTGAACATATAGTGAACATCTGACAGCATAGGATTAAAGTAGTAATAAGAGGTATTAGAAATGGATGTGAATAATGGTGATAAAGGTAGTAATAATAATAGTGATGAAAGTGGTACTGATGTAGTGATATATGCAAATAATGCAAATAATGCAATTGTGCCAGCCCCTACGAATATCACCCCATTGAAATTAATTTCTGACGCGGAAATAAAACCAATTCCAGAAAATTCCGACATAGTCCGGCGAGGGATATGTGACCCGATAATGGCCCTGGATCAATACACCGACGAAACATTAGAGATGTTAGACCAGATCCAAAAGAACCAGGATCAGAAACACTCTAAAGCACCTCCCTTACGTTTCCATGATGTTACCCAGGAAGGGAAGCCTTTATACTTAGACCCGAAGGTAGAATCTATCCGGAATCAGATATGGGAGTATTGGTATGAGCAGGGACTTAGTACAGCTAAGATGGTAGAGTTACTACATATAAGGAACCATGTAATAATCCGCCACTTAGCAGTGTGCAAGGCCAGGTATGATGAGTGGATAGATCAGTACGGTCTCACAGTATATGGCAACCCTGCCCAGAGGTTGGATGACCTTCTGAAAGAGTTTAAAGAGATGCTAGAGGACATAGAGAAGGACATGAAGGTGGAAGGTATATCCGGGAAAGAGTTGAGGGAACTCCGAAAGTTAAAGCTAGACATACTGGATAGAGTGGCCAAGTATCAGGCAATCGAGCCACCTAAGAGCATAGATGTTACCATCCGAACTCCAGCAGAAGAGACTAGGGATAAGATGGTGGAGTTATTCCCAGATGGGGAAGGTGGGTATCAATGATAGAAATAGAAAAGTGGTATAATCAACAGAGATATGAATTCGAAATAAAAGAAGAGCTAGAGATGGAATATAAAAGATTCTTTTACTCGGGTCTCTAATCCTGCCACTACCTCTGTTTTGTATGGGATGAATGATTCCATGATCATCCATCTTAGCGGGTATAATTTCGGGGATAATTTCACTACCAATAGATGGGTTAGATATTTTCTCTTTTAGTCAAATGAAAATCTGTCTTTGTTTTAATATAGATAAGGTCAGATATAAAAGTAAATACTGATTTCTATTCAAATGAAGAGAGAAAATAAATAGGAGAAAACACCTATTACAATAAGATGACAGATAAGAAGGATAGTAAATGGACCCCGGAATACAGAAAAAATTATATGAAAGAATGGAGAAGAAAGAATAAAAGGAAGACGAAGGAGTATCAGGCTAGATGGAAGGCCGAGAATGAAGAGAGGTTGAAGGAATATCATAATAATTATATGAAAGAATGGAGAAAGATCCTGGGAAATAGGGAGAAAATAGCCAACTACCAAAAAGAGTGGAATAAGAATCACCCCGACTATCATAAAAATCGTCAGGAGGATATTGAGAGACAGAGAATAGCTGATAGGCAGAAAGAGATTGAACAAATGAATGATATTATAATAGGATGATATAATGATAGGATAAGTGATTATATCTCAATATCTGGCTTTATATTAGTGTTAAATTAGATATTTGAGATATAATTCTAAGATATATGTTAATCCAAATAAGAAATCCTAGAAATCATAGAAATCGGGTTAGAAAAAGGGTATCCGATCCTATTTAGAGCTTATAGTAAAATCGGGAAACATACTGGGAAAGATTTGAAAATGAGCTTGATCGAATATAAGAAAAGATCGGGGGGAAGTGTAGGAATATCTTCTGGAATAATGACAAAAAAAAACGCTACAGTAGCGAGGTGAGTGGGCTTTTACCAGGCTAATTGCCCGCCCTTTTCTCCGATCTCCTCTGCATTATTTCCAAGAGTCTAGTGGATTCGTATACAGTTTTTCTATCCTCTTCTATCCGGTAAATAGTGATGTCCATCATGAACATCGCGGCTTTGATATCGGCTATTTGCTCGGTCGGTACCTGGATTCCTATCATCCCTTCGTAGTCGGGATTTCCTTCATCATCTTCATACTCTTCTGCAATATTTATGGTGTACATTTCTAAAACCTCGTAGGATTTAACCTCTAAATCTAACCTATGAATTTAACCTCTTATATATCTCTCTTTTCATCTTCGGTGAGCTTTTTGACCGTCTAGGCCTAAACTTTGGCCCTGATTCCTATTTCTTTTGGAAGTGTATTTTTCCATCCGGAGCTCTCCAAAAATTCATTTTAGATCAAAAAAATTTAATGATCTAGAGAACTCTTCTTATTCTTCTGATCTGTTCATTTGGTCTTGAACATTCAAAATCTTTTCGGACTTCAGCAGGATTTTCATTCCACACTCTCAAACAAACTTCATTAATATCTTCGATTTCATATAAATTATCCAAAATAGTCACTTCCTAAATTATTCTATAAATCTATCCTCAAACATTATTATACAGTTATCCCTATCTAACTGTACACAAATTCCTTCACCACTCCCAAATTGATCTTCTACCTCTTTTTCTGAGAGTTGATCGATACTGTCCAAAATTTTTTGTTTAATGCTCATTTCGAATTACCTCTGATAGTTCTATTACTATCAATTCTTAGTATGTCTTAAGAGTATATATAGATTGCTATTTAGATTTATCCAAAAAAATTTTAGAGAGCTAGGAGGAACTCTCTAAAATTTTAATGGGCTTACTCAAACTCGGTTTTCTTTATAACTTTTTGTGAGTAGTGAACAATCCAATCTTCCTGAAATTCCTCTGAGGCATCCTCAGCTTTTTGGACTAATCTCTCGCGAATTTCGACAGTTCCGCACCCTTCGACTTCAGCTTTTTTATAGACCAGTCCGAACTTATTCATATATTTTTGAAGTGCTACCTCACTTGCAAAAATTTCTGACTCTTCTGGCTTTTTCATATTCAATGCTAATATACATTTGTCAATTCCTTTGCGTGTCATATTTTTTTACCTCTCAAATTTTTATTTATAGTTTATTTTAGAGCTCTTATTTTGCTCTTAGTCTTAGTACGCTCCCAGAGTATATATACTTTTCTACCTTGGCTTAGTTCTAAATTATTAATCATTATAGATAGAAATTAAATAGAAAGCTTTATATACCTAGGCTGCGTACTACTAACTGAGTATAAAACTCAAATAATAAACTGAATGAGGTAATTTAAAATGAGTGATCAATTAGAAAAATTAGCAAGAGCAGCACTGAATAAACTTTCAAAGGAAGAGTTAATCGATCAACTGTCTAATAAAATGACAGTTGTAGAAATGATGGCACTTGTAGAAAAAGATTATAAAGAGACCAAGTAATTTTTTTTGGTCAGTGATTTGAATCACAGTGTGAATATAAAAATCATAAAAATCAATTTTTAAAAAGGGTATCCGATTATAAATAGAGCTTAATTATATTTTAGAAGTTATTTTTGAAGATCTTAGAAAATTAGTTCCTAAAATAGTTTAGAAAGTATTTTAAAACTATTTTAGGAAGTTTATTAGAATTATTCTAAGATTATTATATAAATATAGCAATTAAATTCTATAATTAATTCTATAATCTTAGCTAGAGCTAGTATTAATTATTCAATAAAACTCAAAAAACCAGCTTAAAATAGCTAAAATAAGCTCATATATCGAGTTATTTTATAATTAGAATGGTAATATATGGCTAGAATAATTAATAATAGCTCATACTAGCTTAAAACTAGAATAAATTAGAAATAACACTCTAGAATTATTGTTGAGCTTGATCAGCTTAATGAAAGAATAAATATATTTTAGAAGTTTCGAAAAACCGTAGGATTTAACCTATCAATCTAACCTACAGAAAAACCTCCACGGGTTAGTGTTTTATTATTATAGGAATATATTTTGGAAGTGATTTTAATAATATATTATTTAATCACATTATAAATATATTTTCACCAATTCCTAAAAATTATATTGCTTATTATAAATTATTTTAATAAGCCGCTTTTATTATGATTTTTTAAATATTTATATTTTTGCCAATTTTCTTCACTTCCATGCAAAATATTATTATGAGGATTATAAATATAATTTAAAAATCCTCTTAAATTATTTTGATAGTTATGCGCTTTTGCAATTTTTTTATTTTTATTAACTTTTTTAAATGCTTTATTTCTCATATTAAATTTCTCCTAAAGTTATATATAATATTATTATTTAATATTATATAATATATAATAGCCTTAATACTATATAAAGCTTTCTATTTAATATTATATTATATAACTATTAATCATTATATATAACTATCAAAAAAATTATCTACTTTTATAACCTTCTAAATTTATTTGCATTTCTAAATCTAAATAACTATCAAAAATTCCATCTATATAAAAATCTTTATACACTTTTAACTCTCTAAATAATTCACTTCCTAATTCAAAAATTTCCATTTAATACACTTCCTAAATTTATTTATTTACTAATTTTAATTAAATTCTCAATACTATATAATAACCTTAATCCTATATATACCTTTCTATTTGCATTTTTATAATTATAATAATCATAATATATTAATATTAATATAAACTCTCAATTATAAATTTAAATTTAATATCAATATAACTCTATTAATATAATACCACAGCTATGCTATTATTAAATAATAATTATAACATTATAATTATATATCTTAAATTATAATACTATTAATTATATACTCATTAAATATATTAATTATAATAATAACTTATAAAAAATATCTATACTATTATAATTAATATATAACTTTATAATTATATATACACACTATATATATAATAATAATATAACTTTATATATATATTAATGCATATATAATCACATAATGATATAAATAATAATATAATAATATATATATAATAATCATATAACTTTATAAAAAAATATATATACTCTATCTAAATATATTAATAATAAATATAACTTAATAAAATACTTTATATATATAACTTTTCAAAAAATCATAACTCCCCCCTCCCCTTTTTTATACAGCGGGTGGCTCATTTTACACATATATCATATTTTCCGTATTCTCCGGCGCGGTCCAAAAAATTTTCTGTAAAAAATTTTCAAGTATAAGGGTGTGGTCCTAAGTTTAATAAAAACCTTAATAATAACTCAATTATAACATTCATACAAACATCTATATATAATAAAACACCCATATCTACTAGTATCTTAGTTATTAATTTACCAAAAAATCCGATAACAACTCAATAGGGAGGGATTATAATACCATTTGCAGATTACGAAGACTTCGATGAATGCGTGAGGAAAAATCAGGATAAGAAAGATCCAGAAGCATATTGTGCTGAGATTGAAAGGCAAGCGGGAAGAGTCTTTAAAGAGGAGAGAAAGGGGTTCTAAGAATTTAATATAATCCCTAGGGGAGGCCCGTTTCCGTATAATGAAAAAAGCTCTTAATTACTTAGCGAAGTTATATACCACACGCTTATGATATTCATAAATACCATTAGATAGACACTTATATATACATAGGAATCAATATAGGAGTATGAATAAAATTAATACCAAGAATAATCCCAAATTCCTCCCCCTAAATAGTGAATCTAATTATCAGGGCGCCATGATGAAGCAGATGGAACGGATAGAAGATAGGGTAGATGGAATTGGAGTATTGATTCTGATCCATATGGTGGTTGTAATCATGGGGATTATAGGGATTATGATAGTCGCCCAGTAGGGTTATAATATAAATATGGATATAAATATAGACGGACTAGGAGAGGATCAGAATAGTATATCAGAGCATACCAGAGGATTACTATACATTTGATGCATCTCTTAAACAGATAACCCTCCTAGTACCATATGATTCTGTAGAGCTTGGGCAGATACAGAGTATCCGGAATCTTACTACTTATGAGGTTTTATTCGACTCCTGGCTAAATGATGAGCTTATCAGTCTAAGCGGAGGGGTTATTACTCATACACATGTGAGTAGTAATCAAGCTCAGAAAGATACCGATAAATTACAGATCTTTATAGATGCCGGGAGTATGCCGGATATTCCTATTTTAACTCAGGAACATCGTACCTCTGTCTCTGAAGGAGATATTCATAAGACGGATGTATGTATAGGGTCTAATAATGCTATCGGGGCCGGCCCTTTTGTGATTTTATCAAATTGTGATGCGGTTCAGCCATCAGCAGGTGTTCAGATGCAATTTGTATCAACCAGTGGAGAAGATGCTCTTTTAGGAAGCGGAGTACAGAAGATGAAACTCTACTATTTCGCCGAGAGTCCTTGGGAGCTTAAGAATGAAGTGGTTGAAATGGATGGTACTACTCCAGTTAATACGGATGCTACAGATATTTATAGAATCCATAAGGTTGAAGCTTCTAAAGGGCATCCAGCGGTTGGAACTATTACTATAAAATCTACCGATACTGTCACACTATATGCTCAGATAGACCCCTATACCACCTTTTTCCAGCGGGCTATATTTTATGTCGAGACTGGATATCAGGCTATGGTTACGGATATAATCCTGGGATGTTCTACTAATGGAGGAGTTAAATGGCGGCTTTTCAAATCTTTTGAAGATGAAGATACTGGAGAAGTTGTCACTAGGGGGAGGTTAAGTGTTAGTGTAGCGGATGATGCTATACATATACCCCTTGGAATAGGAGTGAAAGTATCTAACCCGAATGGGAAGAGAATTGCGATTGGGTTGGCGGTCCAGGGGGCTGTGGCTAATCAAGAAGGGATTGGAACCATGAGGGGATATTGTAAGAAAATAGGTGCGTAATTATGACCGGAAAATCATTACCCTGGAAAATGAATGATGAAGAGTTAAAGAATTTTATAGAGTACTGTAAGAAGCCCGTAACCGCAGGACTGATTGGAGGAGGATCGTGCCTCATGCTAGAACACCTATTCGAGTATGGGGGATTCGATTTATTGGACTTCTGGGGGCATGAGTATCTGGGATATGGTATGATAACATCCGGATTCCTATTATCTATAAAGTGGAAGCAGTGGAAAGAACTCAAACTATATAAATTAAAGAATATAATAAGGTGATATAAATGGAAGTAGATCAAGTAAAAGTGGCAATCTGCGCAGTTGTGATTCTGGAAATCGGAATGGGTATAATAGCATACTGTAGTGGTTCAGCTCCAGACATGGGCACCATTGGTATGGGAATAACAGCAATTGCTGGCATAGTCGGATACGATATGAAAAAGGAATAATAATGAATAAACTAAGTATAACATTAATTGCAATCGCGTTGTTAGTAATATCTGTAGCATCAGCGGCGATATTAACAGAATATTTCAGAGATGAAAGAGTTGTGGAAGTAGCACCCTGGATGTCGTTCGAAGTCGATAATGACCCCAGAGATATTACATATGGAGATACACAGCTATATGACTACATTAATATCACCAGCCATAAGAAGTACAGTTCCACTTGCGAGATTCAAACCGATATATTTTTCAATGGTAATGAATTGGTAGATCTGGAAGGTATCCGGGTTGATTATAGTGTGGAGTCTGGTAGTGGAGCATTAATCACACCAAAGGATATAAATGATAATGGTTTACCTGATGCGGCTGTTTTTGGAACACAAGACGCCGATGGCATCTTCACGATCAGAAGGAATATCCGAATTAATGAGGATCTTACACCAGGAACATATCGTATAGTTACAATACTGATCCCATATCAGGGCAGTACATAAGCCCTTGCAGCGATTGCTGCGATGGTAGTGAAAGATTATTTCCCGTCAAGAGAACAGGAGACATAAATTATGGCAGAAAACAGATGGACAGCATACGATTCAATTGCAAGTTATTTAACGACTGAATTAAATTCCTTGGCAGATAACGGGAATAAATTAGGCGCTGCGATAGACTTTGCAACCGCTGGAGCCGATAGAAAACTCTACATGGACATTGAGGTATATCTAGGGTCGGTTGATCTATCAGCGCAGACCAACCCGGCATTATATTTGTGGGTTTTAGGTAGGACTGATGGAACGAATTTCGAAGATGGTAGTGATACAGTAAACCCTGCAAGACCACCTGATGTGATAATCCCACTTAGGGCTTTCAATGGAGTGCAGAGAGTGTTCGCAAAGCGTGTGTTAACTACACCAGACCAGGGCAAGATATTGATAGAGAGTCAAGTTGGCGGGAGTGTGGCGTTGGCGGCAACATTGAATACTATGAAGTATTATCTATACAGTGAAGAATTCGTATAGGTGTGTATAGTGACTGACTACTACATTAAGAATGTCTCCAGTGAAGGAATGGTATAATAAATGTCTGATTTAGTGGTTTCTGCAGATGGTCATTATATAAAAACTCCAGAGGGAGATCCTTTTTTCTGGGTTAGCGAATGCATTTGGTATCTTGTTCAGAAACTTAATCGAGCAGATGTGGAATATTTGCTTGATCGACTCGCAGGCATAACAGATCCGGAACTTGGGTGCACAAACGTTATCAAAACGACTATCATTTTTCGAGATGCAGGAGATGTAGAGAATCCGACGAATGCAAATGGTCATCAGGCGTTTAACGGTGGCACGGTTCCGGATTTTGCAGATCCAAAGGTAGTGGCTGGCGGAACTCCTGATGCACCGAACGATTATTGGGATCATCTGGATTTTATAGTAAGAGAGACTGCTGCACGTGGGATGTATATTACACTTAATCCCCAATGGTCGAGAGCTTATGTACGTGGTCAAAATTCTACAACTCCGATTTCAATTGCTGATGCCAGGTCATATGCTGAGTTTTTGGGTGATCGATATAAAGATGCGACTAATGTGATATGGTTGATTGGTGGAGACGGGAATGATTTAGATTTTGAAACTTATCGTGCAGTATACGAAGCTCAAGCAGAAGGAATCCTCAAAGGCGTAACTGAATGTACATCGTGTCCGGTACATGATGAAGCAAGCGCTTTATGGGACGAAGTTACGATGACCTACCATGGGGATTTCAACAGTATGGCCTCAGACTGTTGGGATATTAACGAAAAGTGGGCTAATATCGACGGTGCTTATGCTGGAAGGTTTTATTTTGTAACCCCCGCATTCAATTTAGCAAACCCCAGACCAATAGTAGAAACAGAAGGATACGGATACTGGTCGTCTACGACTGAGCAATTGCAAGCGATGAGGTTTCATCATTATACCCATATTCTGTCTGGTGGGCGTGGTGCAGAGTATATGAATGAATATATCTGGGATTTTACCGGATCGTGGAAAGATCTGCTTTCGCTTGAGATCAGAAAATACATTACGATATGGAAGGATGCTATAGATTCAGTAGCGTGGCACAACTTAATTCCCGATCAAGGAATAATTTTATCTGCTAATACGTTTAGTGAGGCAGATTTTAAGAAGACTATTGTAGCGTCGAGATCTTCTGATGAAGATTTAATTATGGTATTCTATGGTGGGTTAAGTTCTGGATCGGCTCAAGTCGATCTAGGGGATATCACTAACCCCTATGCCAAAGGGTACTGGATTAACCCAATGGATGGTGACGTGATGGATGCCGGGACTTATGAGACAACCGAGAACCCAACTTTGGTGATGCCGGGAAGTTGGGAAGATGCGCTACTGAAACTAGTAGGGACAGAGGGAGATATTCCATATGTTCGTTATAGAGGTATCAATCGACCGAAGCCAAGATTTAATAATGGCGGCAGGAGATTCCAATGAGACTTAAACAGAATCATCCACTCGCTCAGGGATTACTAACAGCATTTATATTAAATGAATCTGGTGGCAATATAGTTTATGATGTGGCTAAAAATCACATCGGAACCATTGTCGGTGCCGACTGGGTTCCCGATGGATTAGATTTCATTGCTGCAAATACTGATTATGTGGATTTATTGGATAGTGTTGCAGGCGGTCACGATTTCACCGAATTATCTGATAATATAACAGTTGTGGCGGGTATAAATCCAGGTGTAGTTACCGGAGCTGGCACATACTGGCGTCCTGACAATACCATAATAGAACTACGAACCCAACAAACCACAGAATAAACACCGATTATACTGTCGGCTTTACAATCGAGGGCGATAATTGGATTTTATATCTTGACGGTGCAAGTGATAATAATGGATCGTTTTCTCAGGCTACTGGAGACCGGAGTGTAGGTGGTACTATCTGCAATATGCAGATTGGTGTCAGGTCAACGGATGTAGGAGCCAAAACCAGCAGTCAATACGATGGACTGATAAAATATATATATATTTATGATCGTACTCTTTCCGCAGATGAAATGAAATGGCTTGACTACGACCCATATTGTATGTTTGAACCAGACTTCGTACCATCTATATACCGAGTATCCGCTTTAATCGATGTATATCTAACTCTATCTCAGAATATGGATATTAGCAAATCCGGGCAAGCTAATACACAAGGCCCAGTTATATTATCAAATACTTTAGCAACTATAGATGGAGGAGGAGCTAACGCCCTAGGACCTATCAATATCAGTGATCTACTGGCTATAGACAACTCAGGACAGGGTAATACCCAGGGATCCACGGTATTATCGGACGTATTGTCATTTAGTGTTGGGTCCGATGCCATTATTCAATCCACTATAATAATCACGGAGATCTTAACTTTACTTGAAGCAGCAACGGCTACTACGTCAGGGTCGCTGACTTTGAATGAGGTTTTAACCCTCATTCAATCAACAGTGGGATTGTTTGAGACGGACATCTCAGTTAATGAAATATTAACTATCTTACAAGAGAAATTCGGCACCCTGGAGACAGATCTATCTGTCTCAGAAATATTGACAGAGACTTATTCAGGAAATGCCACGACCTTAGGATCTCTGTCTCTGAGTGATATTCTAACTATCCTACAAGCTACTGCAGATAAGTTTGATGAGAATCTTTCATTGTCTCAGACATTAAATATACTACAGAGTAGCTTGGCGGTCTCTGATAGTGCTGTTAATTTGCTGAATATTTTGAGTATAATATCGGCAGGGGTAGCGACTACTGAAGCTTCGGCCACTTTTATTAAAGATTTGTCTGTCGCACAAACCAGTACAGAAATAGTCCAGGCCTATCTGGCACTAGCTTATGATATGGCCGTTCAATCTCAAAGTATCAGTACAGCCTCCTCGGTCCTCACTATGGCCATGAATGCCGGAATTAGTGCCACAGTAGCTATAGATATGTCTGGATCATTATCTCTATCTCAATCCTTGATACTGTCGCAGATAGGAAGCGCTAACTCCGAGTCAGAAATGTCTCTGAGTAACACACTTTCTACAACGATTCTAGCAGAAGCACTGGCTTCAGCTGGGATATCTTTAAATATGGTTGAAGTACTTGTTACTAATGGAACATTAATAGGTATTACTATTACCCTTCCAGACAGGCGGACTATTACTATCGGAGTAGAAGTTAGAATAGCAAAAATCCCAGAAGAGGATAGAACCGCGATCATAAGGTGATATATATGAAACCGCAAAACTTAAATGCAAAATTTGGTGATCTGTTCCTAGTCGAATGTTTCGATAAGGATGGTAACCTGAAATGGAAAGATACTATCAAGAATCTGGTAGTGAATGAAGGTCTCGATGATGCCTTAGATAAGTATTTCAAGGGAAGTGCTTATACAGCCGCCCACTACGTCGGACTTACTGACGGAACCCCCACAGTAGCTGCCGCGGATACAATGGCTTCACATGCTGGGTGGGTTGAAGTAGTAGCTTATGACGAGGCAGTCAGACAGACATTGACATTAGGCGCAGTATCGGGCCAGTCAGTGGATAATTCAGCCAGTAAAGCAGTGTTTACAATTTCCTCAAATGCAACCACAATCGGCGGGGCATTCATAAGTACTAATAACACCAGAGGGGGATCAACCGGCACCTTATATGGTGGGGGAGCATTCACTGCGGGCGATAAAGTATTGGATGACGATGATGTCCTTAATGTGACAGTCACAGCCAGTGCTGCAGCAAGCTGAAGAGGTATACTAATGGTTCTAACCACATTTCTCAAAGATCCGGATTCAGTCCTAGACTACGCATTTAACTGGGGTGAATGGTTAGAATCAGGAGAAAGTATCAATAGCCACGTAATAACAGTGGAAAACGGAATCACTAAGGATGATAGTGGGAACTCGGCCACTGCTGTTACTGTTTGGCTTTCCGGAGGTACCGCTGGAACTAACTACAACATAGCCTGTAAGATAGTAACCACCCAAGGACGTACTGATGAAAGATCTGTTACTATTCGGTGCAGAGAGCGATGAATAATTCGGTACAAGATCATTTAAATACTCCTAGCTTTGAATATCTGTCCGACAGGCAGAGGAACTATATAACTCTTCTGTCTGAAGTATTTTATATGAAAAATGCTAGGGGGACTGTATTCCCATACCGGCCAGAGCCTTATCAAATTGAGTACCATGCTGATTGTATGGTCGCTATCCAGGACTTCCCTAACAGATTATGGAAAAAGGCTCGGGGTATTGGAGCTAGTGCCACTACTATGATGGATGCCTTAATGGTAGCTCATAGATTCAAAGGGGTTAAGATACCAGTAGGATCTGTTACGGGTACTCAGGCATTTGGTCCTATAGAATGGGCTATATGGTTAGCAGATAATCCCCAGATACCAGATTTTTTTAATCGTAATCAAGAAATAAATTCCATATGTGAATTAGATAATGGGTCTATCATTTTTCCTGTTCCCGGACATAACCCAGAAGCGCTTCGTAATTATCGGACCGTTTTTAACGTATATGATGAATTTGCATTTCATCCCTATCCTAAGAAACTTAAGGCAGCCGGGGATTCCTGTCTATCGGAAGGTGGACAGATTAACATATTATCTACCTTGAATGGAACAGAAAACGAATACTGGCGGATTATACAGAATGCCGAGGATATGGGCTATAAAGTATATGATGTCCCTATGTTTGATCCCGCTAAGTTTGATGTTACCAGACCCATACCAGACCAGATAGCCGAAGGTACTATAACTCCAATTTCCCCATGGGTTGATGTCGGAAAACTAGAGGAAGGGAGAAAGTATGACCCGGTTATATTTATGCAGGAACAGATGTGCGATCCAGAAGACGCTGCTATATCCTTCTTATCTCAAGTGCTCTTAGAAGAGATATGCAGACCGGTTCGATATCTAGTTCAAGATAGGAGATTCGGTTTGAATTCATATCATTTAGGGATAGACTTCGCGAGTGAGCATGATGTTTCCGCTTTTGAAATAATGGAACGGACTACTGCAGGATGGATTCATCGGGGAAGAGTTCCGGTTAGAAAGACTGACACCGTTCAACAAAATTACCTCGCACGAGAGCTAGATAAGGCTTTTGGTTTTTCTACGCTCACTATAGATTTAACTGGGCCGGGCATTGGCTTCTACCACTACGCTAAACATGATTTCGGAAGTAAAGTGATAGGTATCAATTTTTCTACCCGTCAAGCTATAGATGAAAAAGAATCACATTTATATAGAAGTAAAGACAAAAATGTAACTAAGACTGGAGCCATAACAATACCTATAAAGCGGGCCATGGCCATTAATATGAAAATAGAAATGGAACGGGGTCGATGTATCATAATGGATATCCCTGAATATAAAGCAGATCTCCATTCAGTGGATTATGATTCATTAGATGCTCCTAGATCCCGTGATCGTCATGGTGATGAATTTTGGGGAACCGCTCTAGCTATGTGGGGCCCTAATGTAAGTAATAAACAAATAACTATTAGACCGAGAGCTAGGAGATACTAATGCCGATAGATGAACAGAAATCCAAGAAGAAAATAGTAGGGGGGACTATGCGATTAGTCCAGACTTATGATGACTTCCTAAGAATTACTCCCCCAGAAAGTACCAGACAAGGGAATTTCAAAAAGAATAAATATGATGTTTATAGAGAGATGGTGGACTTTGATAATGAGGTATCTGGGGGGTTAATGAGAATAGCCGCAGTTGTAGAAAAGGCTTATGATGGCCCCGGAATGAAACCCGATGGGGATGAAAAATTGTTTTCATTAGTCACCCAGATATTGGATGAAATGAGATTCAATAAAATCCTAGGATCTACAGTGATATCCTTAGGGAGAGATGGGGATGTAGCAAATATCCCGATAGGGCTCCCTACCGGGATGACGAAGAAAAAAGCTTTAAAATCTCCTATCAAAGGAATGAAACCTCTCCCTACCAATATTTTAACCATCACTGATAAGGGGACTCCTAAGAATGGGTTAGATCAGGGTTATGTGATAATGAATCGAGAGAAATATCTCCTGAATGAGGGTGATATAGGATCCAAATCAGGTCCGGTCTATAATGGAGAGAATGTGTGGCATGTATCTATTGGGGCCCGAGACAATTGGACCTTGGATATTAAAGGTCGATCCACCTATGGTTTATGGGGAATCAGTCCGTTACATTCTTTAATCTCATCAGTCCGATGGAAAGCCCAGAGCATAAGAGATGATATCTCCTGGAGGCATGCAAATGTTCCCCGTTTTGATCATTCAGTGCCCTTAGGGGCTGTATTAGACCTTAATGAATATACCGGAACAGTCGAGGAGCGGATTGAGAAAGCTCAGAGGATTGCTGATGACATATTAGATGACTATCGGGCCGGAATGGTCAACAATGAAGATGATTCTCGTTATCCTTCCCAGGATGAGGAAACAGTGATGGATGTAAATCAAGGATTCATTCATGACTCTGAAACTAATGTTACTCAAGTAGGGGGACACCATACATATGCAGATTGTCTACCAATTGTGGAGAAAGTAGATGGAAGCATTGCTTCGAAAATGGGTCTTCCTATATCTGCCTTTGGATATGAAAAAGGCTCTAGTTATGCTATAGGAAAAGTCACATCGGGGTTCATGAACACTTTTGGACTTCATCTTCTCAATAGTATCCAGGAGGGTACTTTTGATTATATTCAAAGAGTTATTAACCAGCGGACTAATAAGAGATTTGATGAATCTGAATGGGATAAGATCTATCTCAAATATACGGTCACGGATTTCGAAGAACTCAAAACAAGAGTGGATGCATGGGGTCTAGCATATAAAGACGGAATGGCCAGACTAGGAGAAGCCCGAAATGGAATTAATCTGCAGCCAGTAGAGAAAGATGCGGATGAAGAAGATATCAATAACCAATTCCATCCGGGATTAGTACCAGTGCCCAGTCAAGTTAATGTCAATACTGGACCCAATGGAGAACCCGAGGAGGAGGATGAATAATATGGAACCAGACCTTAATGTCAGAATGACTAGGATAGAAGCGGAGATAGATGCTATAAAAAACAGAGTGTCCGGAGTGGAACAGAGGAAGAAACTGGTAAGAGAAGTTAAATCTACTAGAGGGTAGGATCCCCTATTAATGGTAATAAATAGCAAAATACCTAAGCTGATAGGGGAGTTAGAAGCCTTCAAGCGAGAGGCTTTGGTTAGCGCTGCTCATTTTCTTAGAGATAGGATGAAGGATACTATAGAAAAACAGACCGAATCATCCTGGGCTTCTTTATCCCTAGTTACTCTGAGAAAGAAATTTCCGGAGACTAGGAAGTTGTTTGAGAAGGGAAATTTAGTGGATGCTATAAAGGCGGAAATAGGTCATGTAGAGGCCACCGTGGGAATACATAAAAATGAAAAACGATGGGATATAGGAATATTTCAGGAATATGGTGCTCCTAGAGCCGGTATTCCATCTAGATCTTTTATCAGGAGTACTTGGGCTAGATATCAGTTAGAAGTTAAAGCCCGTATCGAAGCCATTTTTATTCGTAAGACAAAGATCGGAAAATAGAGTAGACTTAATATAGAGGTATTGAGAATATAGTAGTAATAAGCAATATGAGGAAGTGGATTAAATCAACGATCAAATAAAATCCCATATAACATCTCAGCTCAAAGTGAGATCTTTCGAGGAAAAAGAGGCAGGAGTATTCACTATTAAAGCTGCTAAAGTCGGAAGTGCTAGTTATAACTGGATTGGAGATAAATTGACATTCTCTGAAGAAAGTCTCATAAATTATGCTCACACTTGGGCTGGTGGCATCATCACTCTAAATCATATGTATGTAGATGATGATAACAGTATGATTCTATCCTCAGAATTCAACACCTCTGATAAGCTGGTCTATATGGATATAAAAGTGGCAAACGAGATGACTGCGGAGAGAATCCGTGCCAAAGAACCAACAGGCGTTAGTATAGAAGCTAATATTGTTGGGGATACTCCGAATGGCGAGATAATCGCTTTTACGGGTACGGGAGTTTCTATCGTATTCTATCCTGATCAACCAGCATGTCCCACAGAAGAAGGATGCGGCATCGTATCCAAAGATTTTAATACTGATGATAGCCTCTCTAATCAGAAACGCGCATCAGCTAATACAGCAACTCCATCGAGGGTTGAAACAACATTATCCGGAGGGATAAGTATAGACGAAATAAATGAAACAGGTACTCCGGGAGCAACTCTATCTACCGAAACGGGTGGAGCTGTTTCTCAGGAGGATTTCCAGACGATTTCTGCTAAGCTCCTCGAGACTCGAAGAGAATTAGCTGAGCTCAAGGCTGGAGCAAAGGATCAGGAATATCTCGAAAAGATCCAGGCTAAGGATAGTCAGATAGACACCCTGAAGGCCGAGATCGACAAAAGAGATTCTGATGTAGCAGCAGGACTCGTTGAGAAGATCCTGAAGATAGATCCAGAATTCTCTGCCGAAGGAAAGAATCTCTCTGAACTGACCAGTATCCATGCATCTCTCAGTCGTATGATGAAAAAGATCAAAAGCGCTGAGGAAGAGCCAGAGGACCCTAATGAAGAAGAAGTAGATGCTGGTGAATTCCGAGATCCGAGACAGAGTGCAGGTAAAGGAGACGCCTTATCAATCGGCGGAATCTCCGGTGGAGTATGGACTGGCGGAAATGGTAAGACTCCAATCTCGGCGAAAGTAGCTAGAGGTGAGTAGTAATGTCCTGGCAAAGAACTAAACCAGTAAATAGAATTCTCCTGGCCGGCCAGCCCGATGAACTTATCGGAAAGGTTGGTGGAACAGTCACTGAGATGAAACCCGGTAGACTTGTCACCAAGGGCACTAACGATGATGATATAATCATCAATAGTAAGACCACATCACCAACAGCCTTCCTGGGGTATGAACAGACTAATAACTACTACAAGCCAACCGATGTAGATACTGCATATACTGCAAATGATATTGCTACCATTCTGAATGGCCCAATGGTCATTAATGGCTCTGTATCTGAGGCGGTCAATAAAGGTGATCTGCTCTGTGGAGATGATGACGGTAAGCTCAGAAAGTATTATCCCGGCGCGATCAAGACAATGGTAATACCCTTCATCAAGAAGACGACTGAGTTCGACAGTACTTTTGATCTTCCCGAAGGAGCCGTTATAATCGGCCAGCCATTTGTGGAAGTAGTCGATGAAGTGGCATCCGGTACTATTGACGTTGGTATTCTCTCATCTGAAGCAGGTGGAGACGCGGACGGCTTCATTGACGGTATGAGTTGTGCTACAGCAGGGAAGATTGTTCCGATCACTTGGGACGCTACCGCAGATGCTGATAACACTATCGGTCTGTTGATAAGTAATGCGATGCTCGGAGGCACTTCTAACTACGGTAGGATCCCCAAGATGTGGGTATGCGATGGTACAGCAGTATCAGTGTCATACACTACAAGCGACCATGCTATCGCAGGAAACATACATATCATGTACGCAGAACCAGGTGCAGCTGACGAACCAGTAGCAAAGGCTGAGGAGACAATTGCAGCGGCTGGAGATTGTGCAGTCAGGAGTTTGATTTAAATGGCAGGCGGACACCCCCTCACAGAACAGCAGATGACATATTATGATAACGTCGTACAGGATGTTATCAGACAGGAGATAGTAGGGAGGAATCTCATAGCTATTGCCACAGGTAGTCCATTCGGATTCGGAGTTCAAAAGATCGACTTCAACGCATTAGTCGATATGAGTGCTGCTGAACTCAGTATGACACTCACTGAGAATGCCGATATGATCGGACTGACCAACGATAGTCTACCCATCCCCATACTTCACAAGGAATGGGAGATTGGAAGGAGAGATCTTGCATCTAGTAAGCGAACTGGTATGCCTCTCGATACAGTGGGTCCTGAAACTGCTGCCTCTAAAGTAGCGGAATTGGAAGACTCTCTCATCATCGATGGATGGAGTGCTGATGGTACGAATTATGACTTCAATGGACTCTATCAGAGTGCCGGGAATGATTATTCTACCAGTAAGGACTTCGGAACAGCCGGGAATGCCATAGTAGCAGTAAAGGGCGGAATCGCTCTCTTACTGGCGGATCATATCAAGCCCCCATATAATATAACTCTGAACCAAGTTCAGTATGGGGAGATATTGGGTCCCAGAGCTACCACTAGCGATAAGACCGAATTATCTATCATCCGGGACATGCTCCGTGGTGGAGATGGTGCAGGTGAGACTACTCCATTCGGACCTAATGCTGGAGGGAACATATTTGTAACAGATGTCATGACAGCTGGTACCGCTCTGATCAGTGCAACTCCTAATACGAGATATGCTGATCTGGCTATCGGCCTGGATGTCGCAACTGAATACGAATTCTTGCCAAAGAGTCGGAATGCATTCGGCAGGGTATTTGAATGCATGATCCCCAGGATCAAAGAACCAAACGCCTTCTGCAAACTATCCGCGATATAGTTGTATTGAAAAATAGGTCGATGTGAGACGCAACCATCGGCCTAACCTTTATATACTAATAAGAATGTCTTGAATATGAGGTTATAGTAATGGTAGATAAATATAAATGTGAAGTCACAGCCAATCGACTGGTAATGGAAGTTCTAGATAACAATGGTAATCCCGTAGTTGTCACTAAAACAGATACCTTCGGGCAATCCTATCAGGAAACCGCTGAAGTTCAATATAGAAGAGGGGATATCATATTCCTGCCTGAGGCTGCGATAAAACCGCGATTGAGTTCACTCAAACTGGTACTTGAACCAGTAAAAATAGCTCCAGTCCTGCAGGGTAAAAGCTCGGATGAAGAGACCCCTGAGCCAGTAAAATCCGAGGATGTTTCTGATACTAAGTCTGTGAAGGATGATAAGGAAGTTACAGTTTCGGATCTCATCCCTAAAGAGAAAGACAAGGTGGCAGAGGAAAAACCTAAAACAGCGGCTCAGGCTCAGAAAGATAAGGTAGCAGCTGAGAAAGGTAAATAATGACTATAGTAGCATCTGACATTCGGGCATGGCCCTTAAATAATATTCCGGAGAGTGATATAGCCGATGAAGTTATCACTACTGCCGCTGAGATGGCCCTAGCATATGTGAATGATGTCAAGAAAGTGGATGCTACTCAGAGTCAAATAGATAATGCAGTACAAGCCTACGGAGGCTATTTAGCCTTCCTGGCTTATCTAGATCATCCAGTAGAAGATGTGGCAGGATCTTTTACAAATGGATACTTTACTCCCGCTACCGGCACAGAGGGAGTTCCTCAAATCCGAAGTATGCATGATATTAAAACGAAATTAAAACATCTTAAAGAAACGTCCGAGAGCTTTCTAGGATTAGTATCATCCACTACAAATGAGGGAATATGGCCTATTAAACCACGTGTAATTCCACATATGACCCGAACCATCCGTCAGAAGCAGTTATAATCCCACTTTTTTGTCTCAGTAATCTATTTATACTTTCATAGATACTTGTATCTAAGGATTTATGAGAAGGTCTCTCATTATCTTAATGATTAATATTGTCGGAAAGGTCTTCCGGGTGATACAGTGCTTAGTATAAATCAAAAAAATACCATTTACAACGCTATTCTTAAAGTATACCCTGTAGAAGAGACCGTATTCGAAGTCAATTGTATATATAATAACCAGATTATTTCCGGCAGAGTTGCAGATCCTATTATAGAACATAATGAAGATACTACAGGCTATCCCCTGATAGTTCTCTCTTATATTCTGGGAGGAGAACTTATGGGAGATTTAGAAAGTGGAGTATCCTGGAGATTCGCGATGTTATCTGTGGACATATATGCTAAGAATTTTGATGATAGACCTTCTGGGGAGATAATTAACGGTCAGATATTGAATGACGAGCTGACTAGACAGTTCATCAACAATGTGAATGATAATTGGAATACTAATCCGGCATTACTTCGAGAAAATGTTAGATTAGATACTCCGGTAGAAGACCCTCTGGATCTATCTAATATAATAGGAACTCCCCATATATATAGGAATCATATTGATATTCATTTAATCTATAAAGAGGAATAAGAATGGTACTTGATGGATCAGCAGAAAAATCAGTTGAACTCGTAGTAGAGAGTGTGTTTGGAACTTTTCCGACAGACCCTACTATGCTAGGAATAGGTGGCTACCCCGTAAAGGTGACCAATAAGAAAACAGTACAGATTGAGAACTTCCCCTATCTGAAGGAAGTAGCCGGAACTAATAGAGCCCAATCTACGAAGGTGGCTAAAGTAGGAGAAGCATATTCCACTAACATCGAGATGCGACCTACAGGATGGGATATGTGGGCTTATCTTCTTGGTGGTACTACTGCCACTCCAGCCATCTCAGACACTATCGCAAATCTGAGTATGGGTAATAAAGTAGGATCCGCGGAATATGAGAAGTTCAGTGGTGGAATTGTCCAGAAGATCGAATGTAATATAGAGCCCGATAAGGCGGCCTCCCAGACTGTAGACGTCATGTTCGTGGAGTCCGATGGTATTACAGGTGCGGATTATATAGGAGCAGGAGCTCATGCAGCAGTAGCTACTGGAGCCCCCTTAGATGCTCCTGGTATTACGTCTGTACTATATGATGCGGCTGCATTGAGCACAGTAGATGCTAAGTTGGAGTATATCAAGATGGCCTGTGAATATCCGATAACCCCGGTTCCTGATATCACCACTTCCTGGGATAGTAGAATAGGAGGATGGGGTAGAGGCCAGAGAAATATTTCACTGGAATTAGGTCTGACATTAGATGCCATGACTGACCTCCAGACTGATATGTTTGATGGAGCTGCTCACACCTTCGCATTCACCGCTCTCGGTAAAACTTTAAGCTTCTCTAATATCATATGGGGAGGAGACTGGGAGCAGGAACTTGATCCAGATGATATGATCGCAATGCCTTTGAAGTCTAGCTTCGTGGATTTGGTGTTCTCATGAGTTCAAATGGTTTAAAATTCACCTTTGGGGGACAAGAGTTAAATCTCTCCCCAAGGGTGAAACACAAATATGTCCGAAGGGCCCAGAATCTAATGACTGAGTGGATGCTCCAGAATATTGATATGACATCTATCCTTAATGCCGGAGGTAAGGAAGAAGCTTCTATGAATGAGCTGCTTCATACGGCCATTATGGAAAAACCTAATCTGGCCATAGAGATCCAGGATATAGAGAATTCCATCATCCTAGATCAGACCATTATGTTAGCTTCTGGTCTGGATTATCCCGTACTGGTAGGGTTGAAAGAAGAAGCATATGAAGACGAGTATATCGAATTATATGAAAAGTGTTCTGAACTTCTGGGAGGGAATGCTAACGATTTTTTCGAAGTCTATCTTACCGGTTCGACCCCGAAGCAAAGAAAAACTCGGACACCCCGGAAGCTAGTGGAGAAAAAGACCCCAGAGTCTACCCTTCGGGAATAAAATCGGCCCGTAATTTCATCCGAGATATTAAATTAGCCTTCTCTGGAAGAGGTAAGGGGGATCAGGCTTTAGAAGAATATAATCTCTCTAAAGTCCTGAAAACCCCAATGATATTTCTGGACGATATGGAAGAAGTAGAATATAGAAAACATCTGATAATAGCTCGGTTAGAGGCTAAAAAGAATAAACCCAAGGATCAATCATGACAATATATATAGGGGAAATACCCATCCATTATGTGTCCTCATTCGATACGGATCGTAATCTAAAAAGTATCGAAGAGATACATTTTCTGGGAGTAGATGCTATTCCTCATCTATCCGAACAGGCCTCTAATATTAGGGATTTTGGGATGACTGGAACCCTGTTACAGGATAGTGGAATAATTCCCACGATAGATGATATGGCTGAGGATATTCTAGCTTTAAAGGATAGAGGTAGTAGGTTTAATTACATTCATAATTTTCAGAATAGGAGTGGATGGCTAGGGATAAAAGAGGCGGGATCAGATAAGAATGCCTCCTCTTTAGTAACCCGTCCATATCTTATGTCCGGTAAGTTTCTCCCTAAGGCTTTATATCAAACTAGGATGCATTCCAATCCAGTTATTAGACCAAATGATTTTTCCTTTTCCCTGGGAGCGGATGACTGTGATAACTACATAGCTATACCAATAGGAGCGACATACTTAGGAGGTGATGGAAGTACTATCACTAGGACCTCCAAAGATGGTGACATTACTCTGGTGCTAGCTACGGATGACAGTGATATTAAATGGGATATTAACGAGGCAGATAGACTTAATGGTGAATGTAAAATCTTCGACATGATGTCTGAGAACTTGTTGAAAAACGACGATTTTGAAGATTGGGGTGAGGGAACTTCAGTACCCCCTAGTGGATGGATAAATTCAGGGTTACTGGGAGTAGTACGAGATGCACTACATAAGATCGGGGTATATTCTGTAAAGATAACTACTGATGCTGCAATAGATCATTTATACCAGGAAATAAGTCTGGATTATGCTGGCAAAGAACTAACTTTTGGATGTTGGGTATATTCGACATTGGAAATTCATGCAAGGATTGGTATCACCGACGATACTGGCACTTCATATAGTGGGTATCACGCCGGAGGCAGTGTGTGGAGGTGGCTCACAGTAACACGTACCATAGATCCCGGAACATCATATATACGTGTCATACTAAATTTATACCAAGCAAATTCTGCATATTATGACGGAGGCATAGTAGTAGAAGGGTCTGAAGTCCCAGTGACTCCAGTAATTGATACTTATGGAGTTCAAGTATATAGCAGAGAAAGAGAGTTTACAGGAAGTATGATAATCGAGAATGGTTTGTATAGGATTATGATAAATCCATCTACTGACCATATAACTATATATTATTGGGATGGTTCTGAGTATATTCATATTAGTGCTTTTACTGCAGCCACCTTCACTAGGACTACTATCCTAGAAAATACATCCGATCGTATTAGGGTGAAATTGGATAGTGATGTGGAGATAGAACTCAGAAGAGGACACCCTCCAATGATAGATACAGGCGCTACAGATTTGATAACTATCGGTCTAACACCAGCAGATCAATCTACAACTACTGAAAACTATCTGAGCCTAGGTACTAATCTATACATCTCCAGTGATGAGTCATTTAACATTGTGAACGCTACCAAGAACTTAGATGATGGTAAAAAGTGGATATTCTACGAGACAGACTCCGGGGTAGCAGAAGACATAGCTCACCAAGCAATGGTTGATGCGAGAGAAAATAGAGAATTAATCCAGAGATAGGTATAAACAAATGGCCCTAGTAGATTTATTGGTAAGAGTTCGTGCGGATATAGGGAGAGCCACAGCCGGATTAATGGCGGTGGATAATCTTTCTAAAAAAGTAGAAACTGCTATGACCCGTAATATGCGATCTATCCGTCGAGCGGTTAATGGGGTGGTAGCCTCTTTCGTAAAATTTGCTGCTATCCTGGGGATAATCTCTCTTATAGTATTGGCAAAAGCGGTCTCTAGCTTCGCTAAATTTGAACAATCAATTGTTAATGCTACTTCGGTTACTGGAAAACTAGGTGAAGAGTTTATAGTAGTTAAAGATCATTTATCTGCTCTAGCTCAAACCCTGGGTAAAACAACGGTATTCTCTGCTGGAGAAGCCGCTCAAGCTATGTATGATCTAGCTTCTGCTGGGGTAGAAGTCGGTAGAATGACGAAAGAAGATATGATACCGATCCTCGATCTGGCTGCTGCTACCCAGTCTGAATTAAAATTTGCAACAGAAACATTAACTTCTACTATAGCCCAGTTCGGATTAAGTATTACAGATACGGAGAGAGTATCCGATGTACTAACCGGTACAATCACTTCCACTAAAGCTACTATCGAAAAAATGTCAATCGCTCTGGCATATGTCGGTCCTATTGCTCATGGGACCGGTCTGAGTCTTGAAGAAACGTCAGCCGCTTTAGGTATGTTATATAATGCTGGTCTTCCTGCTAGTATGGCTGGTACGGCCCTAAGAGGGGCCCTTCTGAGATTAATGAATCCAACTGCCGCTGCTAGAGATACTCTAAAAAGTATGGGGTTAACATTACAAGATGTAGATCCTACTTTACATAAATTTGCAGATATTGTTAAGATCCTAGGAGAAAGGCAGATGACTACTGCAGAATCTGCTATCATATTTGGAGTTAGAGCAGCATCTGGAATGGTAGCACTCGCCGGAGCATCAGATAAATTAGAAGTCCTCACCGAGAAATTACATAATGTTCAGGGATTAACAAGAGAGATTGCTGAAGTCCAATTGAGTACCCTTAGTGGTTCTTTCGTCTTACTCAAATCCGCTCTAGAAGGATTAATGATATCCATAGGAAGTGCGACTGAGGGAGGAATGAAAAACTTTAGTTCAGAACTAAGAAACATCGTTCTGGCTATAGAAGAGCCCTTGATGAATGCCGTAGCTAATTTAATGTCATTCTTAGATCAACTAGGTCCTACATGGGAAAGTCTTAAATCTATAGTCTCTAGTGTTATTGGCATAATGGGGGATCTGGCGGAAATATTCGGAATAGCTGGAGAAGAGGGAGCCAATAGATTGGCAAATGCTATAAATTTATTAGCTACCTCTTTCGCCGGTTTATTAAGATGGATAGACGAACATCCTAGTGTTACTAAATTTGTTGCAGCCTTAGGGGTCGGAATACTTATATTTATTAATTTGGTCGGTGTGATAATACCTGTAATAGTCGCGCTAGCGGCTTTAAAAACTGCTATAATAGGGGTAGGGGTCTCGATGGCCTTTGGTATGTCTCTGACGTCCGCTTTAACAGCAGCATTTCCAGCTCTCGGAGCCGCCATAGGCGTATTAACTGGTCCTATAGGCTGGGTTATATTAGCTATTAGTCTATTCGGAGCAGCCTATGCCACAAATTTCTTGGGTATCAGAGATATCACCCATAAGGTTGTCAGCTGGCTAATAGATAGATTTTATGATCTGGTGAATGGGATCGGATTTGTAATGTGGCATGTGAAAAAGCTGATAGTAGAGGAATGGAACGCTTTAGTCCCTATGATGAAGAAGTTAGGAATGGATGTAGTAAAATATCAGATATCGGCTTTTGAGTTATTGGAGCGTAAAGCTAAAGATACATCTGAGATAGTTCAAGATGAGATGGGAGATATGGGAACCTCTGTAGCTGATACTCTTGAAGACTTACAAGGTGATTTGGCCATCGCCCAAATAGATCTAGAAGACTATGCCGATACTATGAATGAGTTTGAAGCAGCTCCTACTAGAATGGGTGGGGGAGATATTGATGAGTTCTTTAAGGCACGGGGAGGCTTCATTTCAGGAGAAGGGGAATATATCGGTAAAGGTCATCCTGATTGGGAAGCATTGACAGCTAAAGCGGGTGCTCCTATAGATGAAACAATTTACGGTAAGATAGATGGAGATAGTAGATTAACGGCTAATATGGCACTAGGAGGAGGAGAGCGGGCTTTCAGGGCTATTATGGATTCTAATACCGTACAGGAAGAACAGAATCAGAAGTTAGATAAGTTGGAACACCTTCAGAAATTACCAGAAATTTCTGAAAAATTAGATAAGTTAGGAATTGAGATAAATAACTATACCACGAATACTTATACTAATAGAAGTAGTAGTAGCAGTACCAGAGCAGGTACTATCAGTCCAGCCCCTAGCTTAATAAATGATACCAAAGACAGTAAATCCGTTAGCAAGGGGCTGAGAGATTATAGTAACCCATTCGGATTCTAATAATTGAGAAAGGAGATAACAAATGGCTACATTGAATGGAGCAGAGTTTAAAATCATCGAGATAGAGTGGTCTACTTATCAGAATAATGTGATTCAGGAAATACTGGGAAGTGATTCTGTTGAGGTTCAGAATCAGGGTCATGGTAGTGAGCCAGTTAGGATTCAGGCCATGGTGAATAATGAAAAAGAGATGGATGACTTCCAAGAACAGTTTTATTCCAACGGATTGTTGACTCTCATAAAGGATTCTGACTCTGGTAGACAATATCAAGTATATGCTCTGGGTAATGTTAGAAGAGAAAACATTGCAAATTCTATATCAGACCAAGGTATTATCTTTACCTGCATGATGCAATTAAAGTATCCCCATAGTGAGTCTGTCGCTACTATAACCCAGAGTAAAACAATTACAGAAAATAATCAGGAATTCTCTACAGATGACTCTGGTGTAGATATCAAAACTATGGGGAATGTAGATGCGATACCGGATATAAAAATAACTGGAGGCTCAATCCCCTTTGGTCCAGGCCAGTTAGAGGTTGACTCTAATTATAATCTGAATAATAGTTTATCTACAGTGACTATAAACCAGACGAATAGTATAATGTCAACCCCTGTAGATTCAACTACGGTTCAAGGAGAGTCGATGAATCTCCGAAAGGCTGGAATGGGTATAATAGACTCGATCCAAGTAACTGTAAAAAGTGTGGCAACTTCAGGAGATGTGACCTGTACAGTATATAATAAATTTGGTGGGACATCACTAGGTAGTAAAACTATCAACATAGCTGGAACAGGAGCAGCAGTATTCACATTCGATACTCCTATAGCGGTAGTTCAAGCAGAGACAACCTGTTTGGATACAGATGATGGAAATTACCTATATTGGGAAATATCCACCGCTGCAGCTGATATCGATATAGGTTATTCTAACGATTTTGACCCTTATCCGGATGGATTCTGGTATGAAGATGAGGTCAGACAAGGACTATTCGATTTAACTTTCAGTGTCGTTGGACACTCTGTTAAAGAGATTCGACAGACATTTGAAGTTAATGCGGATATGAGATTAAACCACATCCTTTTAAATCTGTGTAAATACAAATACGCAGGGACCAATGACTGCACAGTAACAGTGAAACAGGGAGCTACCACATTAGGCTCAGGTACCGTAGTACTAGCAGGTACCGATTTTGTTGATGTTCCATTCTATCTAGCCGAGACTATCGTAGGTAGTAGCTTGTATTTAGTCCCTGCTACAGAATATACAATATACATTACACCACCATCAGATAGTGGTAATTCAACAGGAATTTTATTAAAAACCAAAAGTACTAATGAGTATGGGGACGGAGCAGTAACTTTAGTAGAAGATGGAGGGACTACTAGAGACCAAACTCATGATCTTTATTTTGTAGCAGCCTCTTATTACACTAATGATGATGTACAAGTCTATAATACTGCTGACGTTGATACTAAAGGTTTGGTTTCAAATGAGATGTTCCATAGTGCTGTTCATCGGATCAATATAGACGGAAGTGGCACCATAGATATAGTTGATGTTTTTACGACCCCTGATTTCTTCCGTAACATACACACACATAACGGAGTAACCAGAATTTTTTCTGCTGCAACAGGATGGGGGATGTGGATAGGTAATACTTATTACGCCAGTTATAAAATAGATACTAAATACCCTCTCAGGATTATCCCGGTATTAACAGCATTTATTAATGTGTCTTTCGGATCCCCAAAGATACAGATATCTATAGATAATAGTACTTGGTATAATATAGATACTAGTGTTGTCGATAAAGTGTCTACTGAATACCCATTGAATAGCACTGGTAATTTAAGCCTTCTGGGAAAGGCCTCGTTCTATTATCGGTATTATGGAGACGGAACCGGTCTTGTTAATGCGGGTGCCCTAGCTATGGGTATTCATACAATTTATGCTAAGAATCCTAAAATACTGAAAGGAAGTTCTCCTAGTACGGTAAGAATAGATCAAAATGTTAACAGCGGTATGGCTTGCACAGCAGATTTAATATTTAAACACAGGTGGTGGATCTAATAGTAGATGTAGTGGTAGAGGTAGAAAAATCTACTGGAGATCTTTACTATCCTAAAGTTCCTGAATTAACTATCAATAAGGCGGACCCCTATCAAATAGATTCAGCCACTGTTAGAATAGCTGAATCCGGTCTAGGTGATGTAGCCTTGCACGACGATGTTTCTATAGTCTTAAATGACCAGATATATTTTGTAGGGACCCTAGGAAAAAGAAAAGCATCTATATCTAAAACCAACTCATCTCTTGAGTTCCCCGCCAAAGACTATGGTGATATTTTAGCCCATACTTATGTATCCACTCTAAGGGATTGGACCTCTTCTACCGCAATCGGGGTTATTTTAGAAAACCTACGAAGTAGTTTTGTAAGTTCTTATTTGACCGGAAATAATATCTCAACCGGTCCTAGTATAGGAGCTTACAATATACCAGCATGGGGTAAAACCCTATTACAGTCATATCAAGAATTAGCCGAGATTGCTGGATATGATTTATTCATAGATACTGATGCTGATATTAATTTTACTACTAAGAATACAGTAGCTAAAGAAGGTTTTTCTATTATTGAAGATAAGAATGTAATAGAAATAAGTGATTATACTGAGGATAAATATCAAGTTCGTAACTATGTGAAGGTTATAGGAGATACGGGGTACTCTGCTTATGCCGAAGATACAGATTCTCAGGATGCTTATGATAAAAGAGAACATTTATATACCGATCCTTCTCTAGGTTCAAATACTGCATGTCAAGCTATAGCAGATGCTTTAATCCAAGCGGAGCCTCCTATTAATGTATCTCTTATTATAACTGGGGATCTAAATGTCGACCCCAGGGATTTAGTAAATGTTTATATTCCTAAACTCGATATAGATACTACTCTCCGGGTTACAGGCGTAGAACAGATGATAGATATAAATACCTTTGAAACATCAATCGAATTAGGTAGTCAACCGGTTGATTTAGGATCTATTATCGCCCAGATGAAAGGAACCATAGCATTACTTAGTGGGGGATATGTTTGAATGCTGTCAAACCATAATAGAAACAGATATTACAGGACCCGAACTATGAGAGATGACGAAATTCTTATAACAATCAGTGCCGTAGATGAAAGGACAAAGATAATTTTGGATCAACAAAAATCTATGAGACAAGAAATCTCCATTCTTAAATCTAAGCCTTCCGTATGTGGTTTACATGCCGAAATGGAAAAAAGAGTCCAGAAACTCCGGTTATCTGATGCCGAGTTCAGTGGAGAATTAAATATACTAGATCTGAAAACCAAAACTATAATAGCCGGTGGAGTTGTGACTGTATCCAGTATAGTATCTCTGCTCGTATCTAAATTGGCATTGATGATTTTTTAACTGTGGCCCGAATATATTCTGCTCTCACTGTCTGTGGCCGGATCAACAGAATATCACTAATCTCATTAACCGACATCTGGTATTCATCATACATCAGAGATATTAAAATTTCCTCTATCGTCAGGCCACTTGCTCTTTCCTTTTGGATTAGATCTGGATTTAACTCATAAAACACTGAACAATTCCTCCACGTTGAATATAGATCCCTTTTCTCTGGCCATCTCTATAACCCTGGGATGTTTCTCTAAAACTTCCCATTTGATACTTTTACTCTTGCCCAACTTCATACTTATATCCACCAGAGTGTTTACAGATAAAAGGAAAGCTCTTTTGTTCCTAGGTTCATCCCTTTGCAGAGCGAACACATATTCTCCTCCGGCACCATCTATATCCAAGCCGAATTCTATCTGATGCGGTTTTATATTTCGGAGAGGGAATGATTCTAGATTACTAGTACTCTTACACTCTACCCATAAAGTTTGACCCTCATGTATGACGATAAAATCCGCAGGTACCTTAGGAATGAGAAAGTTCTCGTATTCAGTATTGGTCTTCTTTAATTTTCTTAATAAACCTTCGATGGAATGAGTATCGATTAACTTGTATATGAAGGCATCGGGTAAAAAGCTTTTAACGCTTTTTTTAAACGTATCCTCCCATTTGTATCCACTTCTAGTATATGACATGTATATCACTCTCTTTAAGAGTAATATGTCTTATCTATATATATACCTTATGCTGTCCCGCGAATATATCTCTTCCCGTCCATTTTTAAAAAGCCTGTTTCTATCATCCTCTCTAATATATCGTCTGGTAATGATTTTATCTGATGTCTATATAAGCCTTGATTTTTACCAGAGAATTTCTTAAGGATTCTATCCCCCCATATCTTCATTTCCATCGAATCGTCTTTAGATATATTAAAGCCTAATGCTGTAAATAATTCGGGATTAGGGATGTATATTCTATCTGATTTATATTTAGAGGCTTGAGTTAAAGCATCAGAAACAATTCCCTGATAAAAAACCTTTGTCCCTTTCCCCATATTACCTCCACATAGTTGAATTAGATCGGACATAGCCTCTTCTGAATTCCGAGGATATTGTAAAGATTCTACTATTACATCATTCCTAGATCCCCCTAATTGAGTATTACCCCGGACCTCTCCATCATTAATGTAATCCCCATCGTTTTTTCTAGAATATATGATAGTTCGACCATCTATATCCGATCCATCCATGACATCCGATCCTATAGGTATTTGATACAAATTATTCAATATATTTTTCTTTGAGTCGTGACTAGAGGTCCACCATTTACTACTGGCTATTTCGATATCTGTCGGAGTAGATGTTATACCTAGTATAGCTGAGTTACCACTACACTCTTCCATAATCTCTCTAAAACTTAGAGGTACTCTATTCTCTCCATCTGTGGTTATACATTCAATCCTTAAATCTCGAATATATTCTATAGTCTTGTCATACAACCGAGGGTTTATTCTCTTAGCAAAGATATCATTCATAATTATCTTCATGGGTTTAACACCCATTATATCATAGGTCTTAAGTTCGGGCTGACGTATATTATAAAGTCTCCTCATCCTACCCTCATCATACTCTTCATTAAGATATATCCATTGTTTTATTTCCTCTGCGGCTTGTAATTCATCCAATCCTTCCGGAGTGATATCTCCGCTCTCTAGCATTTGTGATATTTCTTCATATTTCCTGGGTAATTCCGAGGCATCCAGAATTCCTAATTTCCTCATATTCTTTATTATTTTACGGTCCGAGATTGTAATTTTAGGAATTTTTCGGTTGATATAGTCAATCTGGTCAATAAGGGTGCAAAAAAGGGTCCCCGATTTCAAAATCGGGATGAATGGACTATCCGGAATGAATAGGTGATGTTTTACCTTAGAATCGGTCATCAATATGACTAAATTCTCCTCTTTCGTAGACATCAGTAGAGATAAATACACCCATTTGGCACAAGTGTTATACTCTTCCGCTATCTTTTCATAGCGTGATAATGTACCGAAAAACGGCAAATCTCCGGTGATATAATCATCCATCAATGGCTTTAATAGCTCACGTATCGTGACTCTTTTCTCGCATCCCTTACATACTCCTGATGGAACGTAACCTAACTTTACAAACTCTGCTGCTCGTGGACATAGCTCTAAATTGTTAGGATTATCTAAGAAACCTACTCCAGCCTTCTTTAACCTCCCGGCAATAATTTTCTTTACTTTTTTCGTGTGGGCCACGAAATTAACCCTTCCACCTTCACCTATGATATTTTTCATCATCGCTATTGTTGACCAGGTTTTCCCGGTATTAAATCCGTTTAGAATCACGGTATATTCGTCTTGGGTTAATATATCCTGTATGTCCTCTGCAACATATTGAAACTGTTCTATAGTCTCTCGAACTCCTCCTAGAGTCCTCTCTTCTTTTCCTTGAGTTTTATCTACTGCTACCTCTAATTTCTGATAGATATTCTGTTGCTTCTGAATTCGGCATTCATCACAAGAGCCTATCACATATTTAGAACAACGTTCCATCAGTTTATCACAGGTGAAGGGCATTAAATTTTTACGCTTTATAGGCCTCAGATGCTTCGAGGTCTTTCTTTTACTATATTGCTCTTGTACCGAGAAATAGGTATGAACATCTTGATCTCCCCCCCCATTTGCCATTATCTCTGCTGCTGCGGCTGTCATAAAACTCCATCCTTCTCCCCCGGTTGTTTCTATCTTATTATCATATATAGCCTGAAAACAAGGCCGTAGTTCATCATAAACCTCATCGAAATGAGAGGCCTTAGGGATATCATTATAATCAAGAGAATGGCTCTGATAATTTATCATATCATCTATAGGAATCCCTAATCGATTCAAATCTTCTTGCGTTATCTTATGGTTATCTATATCTCTAACTATATCACCAGTTAATTCGAGTTTATTGAAATCCTGATCTACAAAAAAGGACGTGGAATTATATAATAAATGAGTTCCTAATGGCGGCCTTATGCCACGACCAATACCATTTTCTATAGTATCTATCGGGAATATTTCTGCATCTACTCCTACGGAATCTACAACCTGTTTTAGGAAATCATACATCCTAGTGACCGGGAGTTCCTGAGAGAAAATCCATATATGATAACCCCTTCCACCAGTTTTCTCGACCAATACAGATCGGCCTACTCCCAGAGATACCAATTGCTCTGATATAGATTTAATCTGGTTCTCCATTTCTCTCCAGGCCTCAGGATTATCCGATTCTCCGTGTGGTATATCTAGATCGATGGCTCCTAGGAAACATTTTCCTTTTATGGACGGATATAATGCCAACACTTTTGTATGGTTTATTATATGGTCTTTCAGGTCCTCTAATGTCAGACGTCTAGAAATGCGTTTATAGGAACCGTCTTTTTGCTGCTGGGCATATGTATCCCCACGAAATTTGAACAACGTGGTATACTCTTTTATGCTTATCATTTATAAATATACCACTCTATCTTGAATTTCCTCCGGGAACTCTTTTCGATTATATTTAAATAGCCTTCTGAAGGCTCCATCACATATATGAATGTCCGCATAATCCTCCTGGGATCTTACTACCCGTCCTATACCCTGTATTAATTTTTGACAGGCATTCTGAAAATATCTCGATTTGTCTCTTTTCATCCATCCTTCTACTACGGAGTCTTTGGTATCCTCGAAGGGTACTTTGGCTATTGCTAAAAATCTAGCTCTCTCATTAATGAAATCTTCTCCCTCCCACATAGATGGAGTTATAATGACACCATCACTTATTGCATAGTGATCATCCAGAAGATATTCTGTGTTATCTCCTTTCCTATGAATTACCATTCTATTAGCATACTGGGGGAATCTCTCTGATATATATTTACTATAATGGTCTACTTCGGCGAAAGAGTTACATAAGATTAATCCCCTATCATCCTCATATTTTTGCATTAGTCTACCCAAAACTCCACCCATAATGTCTCGTTTCTTTTCCATGCCTCCTCGTTCATAATTCATAGTGGGTTGAGGATATGAATATATTGGGGCATTCTCTGGAGGGAAGGTAGAAGCCATATGATAGTAAAACACTTCCTCTGGAGCCAGACCTAGGCGTTTACATAATAGATCTTTCCGCGGTAATGTAGCACTCATTATTAGTGCTATATCGCTATGTCTCAATAGGGTTGGGTGTATATAATCTCCTATATATAGGGGGATTAATTTAAATCCGTCTTTATCCAAAGATATGACCCAATTATTAGGATTTTTTTGATAATAATGTAATAATCCTTCTATTCTATCATCTAAACTTTTTAACATTTGAGCTCTTCTTTTTAAACCATCCCTACCATTCTTTCTAGCTATCTCTGTGTCCGTTATCCTTAATTCTACTAATACACTTAATTCTGTTAACCATTTTATAGCCTCCGGAATCCCCTTTATGATATCTAAAGGTACTTGATCATATTCAAAGTATTCTTTAAAATCTACCCCGGGTATATGTCGGACATGATATAGACCCAGATCATGGATTTCAAAGGAATTGACTTCCCTTAGATATGATTCTAGGTTATGTCCTTCATCTAGAATTTGTAATGGTTTCCGAGAGAATTCACATTGAGGTATATTTTTCTTTAAGACATAATAAGGATAATTGAAGACGGTGTGATCCGCTTTAACTCCATCTTCTACATTAACCCAATAGGGACATCTGTCCTCGAGTTTCTCGTGTCTCCATCCTTTCTCTCCATACGCCGGGTATTTTCCGCCATTTACCGGTTTATATTTACATACAAAATTATCTGATCCTGTGATGCATTCCCCTCTGTCAGCAGTTTTGCTTCTATTTGATCTACATGTGAAATTCCTACGTCCCTCTACCTTCTTATGTTTTGGGTCTACAGCTATATATTGATTCTGGAGCTTGATCTGTGTGGTAAGGATGTCTGAGCTTCCTAGTAAGTTTCCTAGGACTGATGCTATTATTGTCTTTCCGGACCCAGTCCGCCCATCTAATGCTAATATTTTGTAACCATTGTGAACTGCTCCCCAAAGAGAGGTCACTGCTGCTATCTGACCTGGACGAAAAGATTCCTTAGGATTATATTTCAGATCCATAGCAGCTGTACGTGGTAATAATTCGATTTTCATTAAAATACCTCTATTTTCTATTTAACCTAAATCTTCCTTTATCACTTAAATAGATTGCATCTGGTACGAAGGCTTATATATAATTAAGGCCCCTCAGATATGATGCTTATAACATACATATAATACATTAAAGTAAAGGCAAAATCGTTTTTTCATCTTTACTTTAAAGATTACTTATATATATATATAATACGCATTAGTGTCACCATCCCTAAAAAGGGGTTCGGGAAAGCTATAAATAGCATAAAGACATCTAAGTAGATTGCAGTATTCCAAGAAGGAGGAATTTGATGACTAAGAAGAAACCAACCAAGAAAGAAATCGTATTCGCCCTTAAAAGCGAATTCGGTATAGAAGTAGATAAGCTTGATGATGAAACATATGAGAAGGCTCTGAATAACTGGGAACAGTTAGGTCTCAGGACCATTGCCAGTAGATGTCGGTTCTATCTAACAGGTGCCGATAAAGATTCCCAAAAGGAAAGTATAGAGATCGAAGGGGTGTTCATGGGATCAAGAGATCTGGTGACAGAGAAAAAACCTCTCGGTAGAAACAAAGTTCAGATCTTATCTTTCCTACAGAAAGGGGAAGACGGTAAATTCCGGGTATTTTCAGAACCATCGACTCCCACTCATTTCAAGGGTTTCAAGAAGAACGTCTTCGGGAAACTAGTAGCCGGGAAGTTCTTGATGAGCTCGAATGATAAAGGAACTTTCTGTACGCCCAAGGATATCGTAGTAACCGAGGATGAATTCGAACTGGATACTTCTAAGATAGAGGTATTGGATGTCCAAGGTGTCTATGATCTGCCTGAGTATAAGGAATGTGCCGTTCTGGCCGAAATCTCATCAATATGGCAACTCAGGGTTCCTGAATGGGAAGCTGATAAATATGAGGATGAAGATTATCCGGTAGTAATCAAAGACAGCCCAGTATTTCAGCTATACTGTAAAGCTGAAGATGATGAACCCATTCTCAGAGCCAGCATACATCCTGTGAATCTCGGGAAAGCTGTGATAGTAATGGAGGACTTTGATGCTCTCTGGAAAGAGGGTGCTGATATGGAAGACGAACTGTCTCCATCATTCTCCGGAAGAAAGGTGATCCTAATCGGTCAGAAGAGGAAGAACTCCACCTATGAAGATCGGGATTATGTCGACTTTGATATCAATGCGGTTCTTGAAGTTTCAGGAGACCCTGTGGTAGTGAAAGCCCAGGCAGAGAAGGTTCCAGGGAAGACCAAGAAGAAGGATAAGACTGCTGAGAAGGCGGCTAAAAAGGCCAAACAGCAGGGAGTCCGTCAAGCAAAGGTCACCGAATCTGTAGAAGCTCTCAGAGATGAGGCAACTCCGACCATCGTACGGAGCATGCATGATGAGAAATTCTTCAAAGGAGTTTCCGACGAAGATCTCCAGGATATGATAGCAGAGGAATGGACCAAGTTGGGGATTGAGTCTCCAGGAGAACCGGAGCCACCTGAAGAGCCAAAAGAGGATAACCCAGAGCCTGAAGAGGGCCTGGAAGCACCTAAGGAAGAAGATCTGTTTGGAGAAGAGGAGTAATCCTCTTCTTTTTTTCTATTTGGAGGTATAAATGACAGCTACAGATGCTGAGGACGACCTTTTCGCAGAGGAATCCGAAGAAGAATTGGAACCAGAAGAGGTTGCGGAAAATTTAATGGCCCCTAGAAAGGGATCGGATCGCTCTAATATATGTGCGGCTTTATGGGGTTTGAATGATACTCTTAAGTCTGGAATATGTATAGATTGCCGGAGTAAGAGACAGATTAAAAATCATGAATTAGTATTTGTGATTGATCTTGATGATGCCGACGAGACCCTTTGGAAAGATCATTGGGGAGGTACCGAAGATATAAGGATAATGAATCCTACGGTTTGGAAGCACGCCGAAGATGCCGAAAGAAAGGAGATAGATTATGATAGTACTTTGAAAGTTATTCATTCTATCGTATCCCGGATAGATAAGATGATCAAAAGTAAAGTGATAGTAGCCGCTGTTGTCTTTGATGGTCTGGATAAACTCTTGGATAACTCTGAGAATACCATGAGAATGGATAAACAACTCGAAATCGACGATGGTGTTACATTCGCCTTTTGGCGCCGGAGGAATAAATACTTCTTAGATATTTTAAAGGCGACAAAATCATTATCCTGTCCTCGGTATTTTATCACCCATTCTAAGAATAAACAGAAGAAAAAAACTAACCAGGCTGGAGTAGAGGTAGTAACGAAAGAGTGGGATGTACCTGATTGGCACCAGAGCGTCGCTAATGAAATGTGGCAAATTCTCTACTGCACTAAAGAAGAGAACCTCGATGGAGATACTACATATAATGCAAAAGTGGAAAAGTTCAAAGGATCTCCTGAACTAGTAGGATCCACCCACACTACTATGACTGTTAAGAATGGGAAGGTTAAATTCACCGGTTTGCCATTCTTAAGAGATACGGAAAACAGGGAGGTAAGGAAATGATATTGCCAGGAAATGATATAAGGGAGTTAGTGCGATCACGGGCTGTAGATCTAAACATCCAAATTCAACCAGCCGGTATAGATCTGACAGTCCGAGATATAAGCCAATTTATGGGTCATGGAGCCTTAGATTTCTCTAATGAAAAGAGAAAACTTCCGGTGATGTCATATCTGGATATAAGAGAGGATGAACCATTAGTCTTAGAAAAAGGGTCCTATATGATCTATTGTGACCCAGTGATAGAGATCCCGATGGATATGATCGCCTTCGCACAACCAAGAAGCAGTCTGACTCGAATGGGGTGTGGTATTCATTCCGGAATATGGGATCCGGGATATGAGGGAGATAGTGTCTTTGTTCTGAATGTATATAATCCCTATGGGATGCGGATATATAAGAATGCCAGGATTGCCCAGTTGGTATATGTCAGGATGGAATCTCCGGCCGAAGAAGGATATGACGGAGTATACCAAGGACATGGTACAGCAGATATGGATTTTCAGGGAATAGGATGGATTGAGAAGGGCCAGATGGTTTTCGATAAAAAAACGAAGAGGCCGGAATGTACTCCAGAGATAGATAATCCTAATGAGACCCATAAAAATATGACTCGGGTATAGAAATGGCATCAGACACTGAACAGAAAGACGGGATGCGTATATATCCCGTCCCTGGCCCTAATAAGGAAGAAGAGGTAAGATATCCTTCAGTAACCACAGTACTTAATATATTACCTATGCCAGATAATCTCAAGAGGTATATAGAATGGGATCCTGAAGGGGCTGATAAGAATATGAGAAGAAGAGCGATGGTTGGATCTACTGCTCATTATTACTTCGAATGTTTAAATGCTCGTAAATTACCGGACCATAATCCTGTTATAGAAGATACTATTGAATTTCATAGGTTTTTTAATAGCAAGACAGCTAAAGCTATTGGTGAAATATGTAGAAAGCTTGAGTTATACAGTCGCTTTAATACATTCGAACCATGGTTTTTAGAGGAAAAAACCTGGTCTCATGAACTGGAAACTGCCGGAAGGGTAGACTTCATAGGGAAATTCAATGGGGTTAGCTGTATTCTTGATCTAAAAACAGCTAAGGCTTTTTATCCCCCTCAGAATGGGATAGATCCTCATGCTCTTCAATTATCCGCATACAAACAAGGGCTTAAAGAAGTCCATGGCATCGAAGTGGAGAAATTATATATCCTTAGGGTGAACGAGGCCAAAAAACCCGAATTAAAAGAAGTGCCTGATGATAAAGAAGGTTTTAGAATGGCACGGGATTTATTCCGGGAAGAGCATGGATTCTGAGATGTATTTATATACTTTGAAGGCGTACATATGATTACTAGGAAGCTGATAATAACAGCAAATAAAGGTGAAAGAAATGACAACAGACACAATTAACCATCTCAGGATTCTGATTGAGAGAGAGATGGCAGAGAGGATAAATGAGACTCCAGAAAATCTCATCGGTAGAGCATTGAATATAGCAGAGTATATAGTGATGCATGGTGCACCAAATGCTATTGAGGAAGAGATGATCGCAGCCGCAAGGATCCTTGAAGTCAGAGGACTTTCATATCTCCTGGAAATATCTGCAGAGAATTTCCCGGCATATGCGGCAATGGTCCGTGAAGAAGTAGGACCCAAGCACGCCTTCTGTATCAAATGTGGAAGAGCCCTGAAGAATAAGAATGCACTCAAGGTCGGAATGGGTATCACCTGTAAAGCCCAGATCAAGAAAGGAAACTGGGAAATCGATCGGACCAAGAAATCCGCTACCGACAAAAGGCGCCAAGAGATCGTTGAGAACGATGCTCTGGAAATGGATAACCCCGAGCGGCTTGGTTTGAGAAGGATCGCTATCAGATATGAGATCAGTGTATCCAGTGTGAGGATCGATCGCCAGGTGAACAGGAAAAAGAAGGAACTCGGCTCTATGGCAAGAACTCTGATCGAAGATAAAGAGATGCCCCCGGAAGCGGATTACTATCCTACCATATCAGAACCACTGATACCACCTCCTCCAAAACCCCAGAAAGGAAAGGAACCCGAGGAGCCTGAAGAACCCAAGGAACTTATGCCCTTCGATCCCGAGAATCCCTGTAAGATCTATCAGCGGAAGGGAGATGGCAGCCACTGCAAGAAGAACTGCAAGAGGAGCCGACCTCCTGAACCCGTAGAAGATCCTGAGGATCCGGTAGAACCGGTAGAACCGGAAGAGCCTGTGGAGGAGCCAGAAGAGCCTACAAACAACGAATCTTCCGAGGAAGAAGAAGATATGTTCGGAGACGAGGAATAACCTCTCTCCTTTTATTTTTAGAAAAAGAGCCGCGATAGATAACCGTATTTCTGGAGGAAGATGAATGAGAGGAAGAAAAAGCGAGAGAAAAGGACTGTTATTACGGATATACTGGAACCTTCGAGTTTCGATGGAAGTAGAGGAAATAATAGAAGTACTCAAATCTAATCCGAGTTTTGAAGACCCGGACGAAAGTACTAAAGACGTAGAGATAAAGAGAAAGATAGTTCATTTAACTAGGGCAATGGATTCAGTACTGACTATGGGAAAAGAGGAGGCTATACCATTCGAGGACCATAGATGAACCCCCAGCTAACTGAATTCGGAATATTCTCCGGGAATAATTTGGATAAGGTCTATAAAGAGGCTATGACCAAGATCCTGAAGGATGGGTCGGATTTAACCTTCGGAGATAAAGATGAGGTTAAAGAAGCCAGGGAGATATTCGGTATCATGCATCTCTATGGAAATGCTCTTAAAGATGTCCTGAAGGGGAAGACTCCAAAAGGATTTAAATATACGGGATCACAAGTAAGAGCTCTTATGGATACGTTTGTAGCCAATGCTATTAATCCTACGGGCTTTGAGTATACCTATCCTGAGATATTGAGAAATCAACCAGCACAGGGAATGATAAATAGAGAGAAACATACTAACATGGACCAGATCGTCCTATCTCAGAATTTATTGAGAACGGATATAATGGATAGGATAAAGAGCAATCGAAATGTCGGATGGATCGGTAATCCTGGCTTCACTTATAGTAGGGATAAACCTTGTTTTAACTGGTATCAACTACGCTATATGGGTCACAGAAAGACCGTATTGGGTAAAGAAATTCCGATGGTGTCATTCAGAATGCTATTTCGATCCCATGATTGGGGAGATGCCGTAATGGGCAATGCTTCTTCAATAGGGCATGGGTTTAATGAACTAGTAATAAAGCCCCTAGGGGGAGAGATGCTAGAGATGATCATAATATCTTCCTCTGCTCACATATATGAGAAAGAATCCCAGATGTGTGAAGAGGTCTTCGGGATACCTTATAAGAGATCGAAAGAAGGGAGGGGGATTTCATAGAGATGATCTATAAATAGAATAAAGACGTATTAGTAATTACAAGGATTGAATAGAAACAGCCCATCAAAGGTCAAATCTGGAGAGGCCTACTGTCAATTAGATTACCTCTAAAATATCATCCCAGTCTCCCAGAGACTTAATTTGATGGGTCATTTCATACGGAGGTAATAAAATTACATTGAAAGAAACTTTAAGACCAAAGACTCTAGAGAAGTTCCGAGGTCATGAAGATATAAAAAAATCAGTCAATAATCTACTTGAATCAGACAGCCGACAGGATATAATTCTATTCGGTCCGCCTGGAACTGGTAAAACCACATTGGCTCGAATCATCGGCTATCATTACTACGAAGAGAGTTATGAAGTAGCCATGATGGATCTAAATGCCAGTGATGAAAATGGAGTAGATGTTATTCGAACTCGGGTAGCGAATAAAGCTCGGGCTAGAAGTATGGAATCCGGAAAACCACAGATTATATTCCTGGATGAAGCAGATGCATTAACCCCTCAGGCTCAGATGGCTTTGAGGAGAACCATGGAGGATAATGATGCTAATTGTATTTTTATATTAGCAACTAACAACCTAAATGCTATTATAGAACCGATACAATCGCGTTGTAGTGCTCATATATATCATTTAGATAGATTAGAAGACTCTGAAATTCATCTATTACTCAATGATATAGCTAAGAAAATGCAAGTAAGTAGTCCAGATATACCTTATCTAGATATCATTAAGAAAGCAAATGGTGATGCTAGATCTTGCGTCGATCTATTTGAGAGCTGGATGAATGGGTCGGATACAAAAAAGAATACTGAGTCATTAGTGGAGCTATTAGAGCTATTAGATAGTGATGAGGAGATCGAAACCTATCCTCTCTTAGCATATATAGAAGCTAAGGATCTAACGGCCTTAAGTATGCTGATATTAGGGAGTAATGTGTATTCCTTATCGGAGAAGACCACACTGAACAGAATAATTGCTGCATGTGACTTCAGAATTCAGAGGAGCCATAACCCCGATATACATTTGATAGATATGCTTAATAGAATCTGGAAGGAGATCAGATAATGACAGGGGAATTCCAGATCAGAGCGGGATTATTGGCCAATCATATGAAAAGAGCCTCTTTCTGTACTGATATCAGGGATATAATCCTGGAGATAAACGAAGGAGTAATGAAAACCGGAGCTGTTGGGGCGGCTAATGATAGAATAGCAATCATCCGAACTTCTCTCGAAAACCCGGAGGAGAGTTTCGATACTTTAGGGATTCCTAACATCTATAAGGTTATCGATAAGATCGGTAATTTCCGACCGGAGGATATGATATGGTTGAAGATTGATGAAAATAATCAGATGAAAGTCATTAGGACTAAGCCTAAGAAAACTTACACTATATCGACTGTGGAGGACATCACCCAGATACGATCGAAGTCGGTTTATGATATATGGCCCGATGCAGAGAAGATGGAGATGTGTTTGAAAGTAGGAGATAAGCCCACTCAGAAGGCCGGTAATATAAAAGCTATTCTGAGGATACCGAATTTATCTGAGGCCCAGAAATTATTCAAAAACAAGGATGTTTTCACAGATGAAGTGGAGCTGACTGTTTTCCCTGAGGGCAATATAGAAATCATGGGACGGGACGAAGATGATATAGGGGGAGATTTTTTTGAGGTTGAACCGATATTTAAACCTGAGAGAAAAATGTCCTCGGGGTATAGTGGATTGATTGAAGTAATGAAAGCACTCAACCCGAAGGCGGATATCACTATGTATATTGGAGATGGAACTATGTCTCTGATGATAGTGGAGAAGTATGATACCCCCGAAGAGTCATATGAGAGCATATATATTGTGATGCCTAGAATACTGAGATGGAGGTAATAATAAGATGGAAATAGAATCATATAATGAGCATCAAGGATGGAGAGCAGAGAATTTGAATGGATTAATCCAGAGGATACATAATACTCTGGATCAGCAGGGGAGGGAAGCTTATATAGGCGGAGTCGTAAGTTTATCTAATGTAACTTTCAAGATCCAGAAGAATCGGTACTCTAATGCTATGATGGATGCCAATGTGGTAGAGCGGGATGGAGAAAGAGGATTAAACTTTCTAAAACAGGAGTTCAAAGAATGGGTTGCAGAAGAGTATCATAATCCAGGTCAAGCCTGGAAGGAATATCCTGAGAGATGGAGATCATTCCTGAACGCCAAAGATAGAGTGGATTATTCATATAATGAAAGAATCCAGGGATGTAGTCAGCTAGAGAATGTTATTAAAACTCTAGCAAAAACCCCATACACCAGACAGGCCTATATTGAGATATATCGGGCTCCGATAGATTCATATAGGATGGGAGAGGATGATAGAATGGTTCCATGTATCCTGGGATATCATTTCACTCAAATCGGTCAAGATCTGAATATGACTGTGATGGCCCGATCTATCGATGCTAATAACTGTCTGATGAATGATATGTGGCTGGCCGATAGATTATTAAACTATATCGTGGAAATGATCAACCGGAAATTAGAATATGCCGCTTCTAAGAAGATAAGCGAGGGCTCTATCACTTTCATGATCAGTAACCTACATTCATATCCAGATATCGTTCAGAAGGAGACGATAAGATGACCAGAGATGATGAAATAAACGATTTAAGAAAAGCTATGGGCACTATGCCTAATGAGAATCTTGAACCGAATACCATGTTCTATATAGGAGTTAACGGCATAACGGTTGAGATGGTAGAGTGTCCGGAGAATCCCTATAGAGCTATATTCGAAGCAAGTGTGGCTACTTGGGGAGATGAAAGATATGGCACTAAATGGGGTGAGGTTAGTCCGGAGAACCGTTTCAAAGTAGTTAAGGCAGCCTTATCAGGACAGACTCTTCCGCAAGCATTGGAGCCGGTTAATTTCATGTTTATTGTGAGAGGAGCCAGTAGAGCTCAGTTTGATCAACATGCCAGGCAAAGAATAGGCGCTACCTTCTTCAGTCAAGGGGTTAGAGATAACTCTAGAGCAGATGCAGGTTTTAGGGTCCCTACCGATCTCATAGAAATGGAAGATAGAAACCTGAGTGACCGAGTACTTGAGCATATAGCAAAGGGTAAAGAGTTATATAGCGAAATCCTGGGAAATGGAAAAGGCTCTTATCAATCAGCCAGGGCAATACTCCCTATGGGTATGACTCACAACTATAAGTATGCTGCTAACTTACAGGCTATTAAAGGCTATATGGCTCAAAGACTCCAGGCATGTGAGCAGGAAGATACTGTCTTCGTAGCTATATCCATAAGAAAAGCTATAGAGGAAAAATTCCCACTAATAGCCAGTCACCTGAAGCCGGGATGCGATTATGCCAAAAGATGTACATATCATCAATCATACACCCTGAGTGAGATGTTCGGATGCTTGTTTGCAGGATGTGGAAGATGGCCGGATGAGAATGAATACTCTACCTTTAATGGGAGCTGTAGTAATTATAGGACTATGGCGGAACAAGGAGGTATTCAGTTACGTTCCCCGACATTTTGGCGAGAATATGATACCTTTGGAAGCTTGGATGTAGAAGATAGGATGTTGTTTGAGGCCTCATATGAGTTCTAATACAGTAATTCTAGGAAATGGATTATCCGCCCTGATATGGGCGGCTTATCATCCTAATTCTGTCATAATCGGACCCGGAAAACCAGGAGGAATGGCTAAAGATATGAAAGCTCCCTTTTTCCTGCATAAACATCCGGCTACCGAAAGGTTATTGAAGGAATTAGGATTAAGTACTTGTACCAGGGAAGTGAAGGTAGGATATGCCTATAGCAGTACCGTAGGAACTTATATCCGGGATGAACCTCCTAAAGGTTTCCGAGATAGTTATTATAGGCATAGCAGATGTTTATATACTGGGTGTTCAGATTCGGTACCTAATTCTGTAATGAATCAGGGGGCAGAGAGATTTGAAGCTTATAAAATAACCCCGGATACCTTGATCAATCAACTGATAGAAGCGGTAATATCAATCGGAGGTGTGTTTTATAGGGATATTCTTAGAAAGATAGTAGTGGATAGAGAGGTAATAGGTGTATATGGTGATAGAATGAATGCTCTATATAAAGAAGTAATATCCACCATACCTATAAACATTTTTCAATCGCTCTTACCGGAGCAGGAATATAAGAGAATATATCAGGATGATAGCCTCACTAAAATATTTCTGGAAGCCAAGGAACAAGATCCATGTACGAGGGGATATGATTTCGTATATTTATGCCCCCACCAGAAACATCCGATCTTCCATTTGTTCGCCTCCCATATAACCCGGATGAATAATAACCACGTCACAAAGAAAACTTTTTTTGAGTATACTTTCGTAGCAGGGGCTCCGATCATCGATGAAGCTATGAAACAGTTAACAGAAATTTATGGAGAAGACCGAGTATCTTTACACCCGGAGATATCAGTTAGAAGAGATGTAGAATGGAAAAAATACCATGGCATAAAATTCCTTGGAAGGGGTGCTCAATGGGATCATTCGATTAAGGTTCAAGATGTGGTTATGGAGGCTCAGAAACATGCAGAGCAATAAATGGGAAGTGGAGAAGGAGAAAAAAATATGTTACTTCGATATAGACGGGGTTTTGAATGATTATCCGGAGTGTTGGTTAAGATTTCTACGGGAAAAATGGGATAGAACAGAGCTCCCTGATAGAAAAATCAGGGATTTGAATTATGTTAAAGAACAGGTTCCCTATCAGTTGTATAGGAACTCTAAATGGGAATATCGAGAAAGTGGCTATAAAACCACCATCCCCCCCACTACTAGTGCTTCCGAATTGACCTATAATCTGCATCAGATGAGATACCATATAGTTATAATAACCGCTAGACCTGTGAAAGAGCACCCATCTTTATTCAAACAGACTGTAGACTGGCTGCAGAAAAATAGCATCGAATTTGATGATCTTATATTCGATGGGGATAAACATATTGCAGTATTGAAAAGGTATCCTCATTTGAAATTCGGGGTAGAAGATCACAGATATTATGCTAACCTAGTAGCCTCTTGGGGGTATCATATGTATCTTTTAGACAGTAAATACAATCAAGGTGAGATTCATAAAAACGTCACCAGAATAAAGAGCTTGGTCGAGATATTAGAACAATCTATATAAAGGCATAAGACATACTAAGTATTATCAGAATCGGAGGTAATCGAATGAATAGTCAGATAAAACCAGACCTTGTGATATTAGAAGGACCCGATAAAGCTGGTAAATCAACCATATATCAGGCCTTCCGAAGAGCTACATACTATCAACCACTTATTATCGACCGATTTATCGGTAGTAATATAGTATATGATCAACTACACGATCGTCTAGATAAACATACAGCCCACTATAATATGGAAGTGCGTCTGAAGGATATTTTTAATCCTTTGGTAGTATATTTGTGGGCCCCGGACCACGTATTAATGAGAAGAAGTGATATGGCCGGGGACTTAGATGAAGAGAGGGAGGATATAGAAGGCATCCATAAGTACTACGAGGAATACTTAAGACTCACGCCCTTAGAGATCCTTACTATAGATACCAGTATCATTCCCGTGGACGAAGTGGTAAAGACGATAAAATGGACATTAAGTCATAGACAAAATGAGGTAAGAAACCAATGGTCAGCGTAATAACAAAATCCCTTGGGAATAAGATATTTGAAGTAACCCAGTTCGGGAAGGATCGAAAGAATGGGACTCGGGAGTCTCTTAACCAGATAATGATCTTAGAATTCCCGACCCAGAAAGGTATCATTAATTCAAATACTAGAGAGACTGGTATAAACCTATTAATAGAGGAAATGGAATGTAAACATCTCTATGCTTCCAAGCTCGGTAAGAATTGGGATCAGAAGAACCTGGAAGAATATCATCATTACGGATTCTTAACCCATGCCCTATTACATAAAATTAACTCCGTAAAATACTTTAACGGAGAGGGCATAGATTCCAGAAAACTGATAATATTCTCGGACGACTGCATATCGACCATACAGTTAATAGTTAGGGAAGAGGAAGTAGGACTGTATGTACATATGAGGAGTTCTGATGCTATAAATCTATTACCACTAGATGTAATGGCTTTGACCAATCTATTGGACAACGTTATGATGACTCATAGATTATCGGGTGAAGATAGGAGAGTAATGATCCATATAACATTCGGGTCTCTTCACATATATTCAGATGATCTGAAAATAGCCAAAGAAGTAGGAGTAAGTACCTCAGGAGAGAAGTATAATGAAACCAGCAGACGTTATTTGTGAGATGAAAGGATCGGGTATAGAATCGTTGGCCCATATAACAGTTCAGGGATCCCATAAGTATTATGTCACGATCGAGCAACTAAATAGAATGACACCTAATATGGAGATAAAAGTACTCAGTATGGAAGTGAAACATTTAAGCACCCAGGACGTAATGGGAAAAGCTCCCCGAGCTAATAAGAAGCGGTTGTATAATGTCAGGTGAATAGGATGAGTAAAATCCGGGTAATAATAGAAGACTCCGAGCCTATCGAATACGAATATAATGGGGAGGTACAACATTATATCGAAATCAATACAGCCCACTACGGAATAGAACAAATAAGTCAAAATACCGAGGATGCTATTGTAGACTGGGGAGAAGAGAATAATATAGGAATGGGTTCTTTTAAAAACCTGGTGAATATAATGAAACACATTGAGGTGGTTTGAGGGGTGAATAAGTCTGAAACTCCTCTGATAATAGTTCTTGATCTAGAGACAACATCTTTGGATACGGAAGAAGCTGTTATTAAGACTGCCGGAGTATGGTCGAATAAGACGGACAAAATAGTATATCTATATGAGAAAGATCTACCCCTACTTAAAAAGGCGATACGGAAAGCGGATTTTGTAGTTACTTTTAATGGGGAACGATATGATATCCCCGTCTTATTAAACCAAAAGAATCAAGTTCTAAAGTACGAGTCCTCTATAAAGAGGAAACATATCGATTTATACCCAATAGTAAAGAAACGCGCCGGCATGTTCGGCCAGCATGTCTTTAAAGGAGGGTTCTCTTTAGACGCCATATGTAAAGCTCTAAAGATAGGAGATAAGATAGATGACTTCGACTACAGTATACTCCAGAAGGAGGTCTTTACTCCTGAGGATAAGGCTGAGATAGAACGATATCTAAAAGTAGATATAGAGCTCACTCGGGATCTTTTCCTTTTCTTAGAGGACATGTTTGAAGCCTTCAAACAATTCCTTCCTGAGAAAGACGTCCTAAAAAAGAATTACATCAAATCCTCTCCAGGTTCTCTGGCATATAAAGTTATATGTCATTTAGCCGGATTGCCGGAATTGTATAAAGATGGTGATAGGGGAGATGATGATGATGGCGTAGATGATTCCTTTAAAGGAGGAGATGTATTAGGACCATATGTCAACAGCAAGATAGGACGAATACGTCCAGTAGACTATGCTTCCGAATACCCGCACGCATTTATGCAGGCTAATTTATTTAGTCCGTGTAAGCATTGCATTAAAGGTGAATGTGAATATAGATATGAAGGTGGAACTATCAATAACTCTTGTACGCTTTCACTATATGGCTCATATTGTACTAAAAACGGAATGGGTTTATTAGAAAGAACTCTTCAGAAAATGTACTTAATGCGGATCGACGCCAAGAAGGAAGTCAAGAAATATAAAAAATTATTGAAAGATAAAAATCTATCAGAGGGAGAGAAGGAAGAATATATATGGTTAAAGGAGACTAAGGATGGGCTACAATACGCTCTTAAAATATGTATCAATACCATATATGGTTTATCCTCTTCTCCTAAATTTGTATCACTATATTTCGAGAATACAGCTCCGGATTGTACCAAGATTGGTAGATTCTGGCTTAACTATCTCCATATAGAAGCTGGGAAAGCAGGATATGAGAGGTTGTATGGTGATACCGACTCCTGTTATCTAGTCGATCCTTATGAGAGTAATGAGAAGTTACAGAAGTTCTTAGACCGGGTCTTAGGAGAGTTAAAATCTATAATGCCTTTCCCCCAGGATACTTTTAAGATTGAGATCGAGGACCCCGTTCAGTATATACAATTCTTTAAAGATAAGGATGGGGATGGGTATAAAAAGAAAATGTATATTATGCTATTGGATGATGGGACGGTTAAGGTAAAAGGACTCCCAGTCATTAAATCTGATAGTTCCCTACTAGCCAGAGAGGTATGGAACAGATATCTTAAATCCCATATAGCCGAGCATAAGAATGCTATAGTCTCTAGAGATCTAATAGATGGATGGATGCAAGAGATATTGGAGGAGAATATCGAATATGCCGCTGTTGAGTTCAAGGTTAAAGAACCGGATACATATCAAAACCCAAACCAGCTTCATGCCCAGATAGCGGCTGAATATGGAGAGGGAAGACATTTAATGATCAAGAACAAGATCGGATTGGGGGTGGGTAAATCGGTCAATTATTTACCGGTGGAAGAGGCTAAAAAGATAGCCATGAGACATTTAGATTTATCTCGGACTTATTCGGATCTTTCAGATTTAATTTTATCAGACCAACTCACTTTTGGAGATATTTTTGCATCAGACGACCAGACAATTATTGGAGGATAAATATGACTACACGTTGGATAACAGAAGAGAATTTTTCTGAATTAGAAGGACAGGAATTAAATACCGGCTTAAATGCCTTTGCTGAAAGCTCTGAGGACTTTGAATATCGAGTCGACTATAACTCTTTAACTCCGGCTCAGAAGAAAAAATTACCCGGAATGGATGGGGAGTTTAAAGTGTATTGTAATGAGAAATCCCGTCCTCCTCCCTCTTTAAAACCAAGAGTGATCAAGGAGCGGTTTTATCCTAAGAAAGATATAATCCCCCTGATCAAGATGATACTAAAAGAGAAAGACCGAGATAAGGTCTTTGAAGCTCTGATGAGAGAAAAGATATCTCCTATAGTCTTAGGAATTTGGCTTATACGGCCATTTTCGGCCTCTAAAGAAGCTCTTGCGGTATTAGTAGAAGCCGAAAACTATGTATACCAGAATATCCCATATTACTTAGTAATAGCTTCTAAATTTAAACCCGGTGATCCTAACGTGCGTTTTAAATTTCCTAAAAAGATAAGAGAGTGATATTATGGAAGCCTACATAGGAGGAATAGAATTCGGGTTTGGGAGAGATACTAATAATAAAAATATCTCTGTCAATATATATTTTTCGGGATGTTCTAAAGAACCTAAATGTCCGGGATGCCATAATCCTCATTTATGGAAGAAGGAAAATGGGATTCTGATGACTCTCACTTATTTGAAAGAATATATAAAAATCCAATCAACCTTAGCAGATGCTCTGGTATTCCTGGGAGGAGAACCACTAGATCAGGAATTAGCCGTTTTAGAACTAGCTGTAGTGGCTGATGATTATGGAATGAATACCTATCTATATACCGGGAAAGAAGGGGATGAGGTTTCCGAGATAGTGAAAGATACTATAGATGTCATCATATCCGGACCATATATCAGTGAACTAGCCAATCCGATGGGAACATGGCCCCCATCTAAGAACCAAGTGATAACCAGGAAAGAATAACATGCTTAAGACAACAATGCACCTAGACGATGAGTTCGAGAATCTATATAACGTTATAAATCGGTCTGAGGATGGAAAGAAATTATTGAATCTGACCGGAATAGGACGGGAACAATTGGATGTAGGTTATCTATCTCACGCCTATTTCCAAGAACATTGGGATGAAACCAGCACTGACCCAAATGCAAATGCAAATAATATGGGGCCCATTAACTACGGGTTGGAAATATCCAAACCCCAGTTAAAATTGATAGGCTTGTATTTACTTCACCGATATGCTAGAAAAGACTTTTCGATAGAATATGCGGATAGGCTATTGAAAAATCTGGTTAAGGGAGACTACTATTTCCATGATGCTAGCGGAGTAGGTATTCAGCAAGCTTATTGTTATGCCTATTCTACCCAGTGGGTAATGAATAATGGAATTCCTTGGGGCCAATTAAAATCATTGCCTCCTAAAAAAGCATCCAGCTATATAGCCCAAGTTGTTGAAACTACAATGGAGATGAGTATGGAATATGCTGGTGCTATAGCTCCCGCAGATGTTCTTGTACATTATGCCTATTATTCCAAGAAAGAGGGCTTATCCCATAAAGAGATAGAGAATCATCTGCAGTCCCTGGTACATATATTTAACAAACAATTCCGACCCGGCGGACAATCACCCTTCACGAATATCAGTATATTCGACAGGCCTAATCTAGAATCCTTATTCGGCCATATATACTATGAGGATGGTTCTAGCCCGGATTATGATGAGATAATGAAAGTACAGAGGATATTTCTGAGATGGTTCTGCAAAGGGGATCCATCAACAGGATTACCATATCGATTCCCTATCGTCACCACAAACTTTGCTCTAGGCCCGGATAAGAACATATTGGACGATGGTTTTCTATCTGAGATAGCCGAGTATAATACTGGGTTAGGGTGTCTAAATATTCATTCCGGAACTCATGGAAAACTAGCCATGTGTTGCCGCTTTATAAATGATCCGAAGCGAATGAGACAATTCAAAACAGATACTTTTGGGAATGGCGGATTAAATATAGGTTCTCATAGAGTGATTGCTTTAGGGCTACCCCGAATCGCTTATGAGGCTAAAGGCAATTGGAAAAAGTATATGGAGATTCTAGGGAGAAGAATGGAAGAGGTGAGAGACCTTTTAGTAATTCATAGAGAGAGAATATTAGGGAAGAGGATAGAGCAGAATTTCTTGAAGAGTTTCCAATATAATTTGGCTCATCCTAGTCATTTCTTTTCCACCTTCGGCTTTGTGGGGTTGTATGAAGCTATTTCGGCCATGGGTTTGGATGTATCTTCTGAAGAGGGATTCAATAGAGCTAAAGAAATCACTATGTTTATGGATCTGTTGGCAGCTGAGTATTCAGAGGAATTGGGGTATGCCTTCAATACCGAAGAGATACCCGCAGAAGGAGCTGCCGTGACACTGTGTCGTAAGGATAAAATATTACATCCTGACGATGTAAAAGTGGACATCTATTCCAATCAATTCTTCCCCCTGCATTTAGACATACCTCTATTAGAACGTATATCTAAAACTGGGAAACTAATGGAAGGAGTATCAGGAGGATCCATATTGCATATCAACATAAATGAGAAGATCGAGAATCCAGCCATAATGGAGACCCTCATGAGACAGATTATAAAAGAGGGGGTGAATCACTTCGGAATTAATTATGGATTTAGCATATGTCCGAAAGACTCCGGCCACAATTCTGCAGGAATTCATCAAGAGTGTCCTATATGCGGAGAAACTATAGAAGATTGGATGACACGGGTAGTCGGGTATTTCGTGCCTGTGAGTAAGTGGAATCCGACCAGAAGAGAGATAGACTTTAAGGGTAGACAATGGTATAAGGAGGTATGATAATATGAGTGGCGTAGATATTGAGTATGGAGAGCATTCCCTATCCGAGATAGGGGGTAGAATAGAAGAGATAATGAAAAAATATTATCCAGAAAGTACAGATCAGATTGTGCCGGAGGTGATTGATGAGCTCTTAGAAGCTGTTACAGAATCATTCAATCTGAAATCCGTCGATCTGAAACTAAAGGATCTTATTGTAGTTTCTGATAACACTCCCCAGGGGACCTGTGTAATGCTGGGAGAAGAGGAAAGGAAAAGGATATCTAATATCCGAGCCATAGAGTGGGATATAAAGTCTGATGAGATGGGCACATTAAGGATTGAACTGATATGAGGATAATAGGAATAAGTGGGAGAGCTCATGCCGGTAAGGATACAGTGGCTGATATGCTGGTGGAGAAATACGGCTTTATTAAAATAGCCTTTGCGGATAGTCTGAAGGAAATGGTCCAGTACCATTATGGTTTTAAAAGAGAGGATTTATGGACCGATTATAAGACAAAAGAGGTCCGAAGGATATTACAAGGAACCGGGGAAATGATTAAAAGTTTAGAGGGAGATGATTTCTGGATACGTCAGGTGCAACAGAGAATAGTCTATAGAACTATGACCACTAAAGAAATCCCCCGAGTTGTGATATCCGATGTCCGATTCGCTAACGAAAAACGGTATGTAAAAGAATGGTCGGGCATAACTATAAGGATAGATAGACCTGATACTGACGTAGTGGAATTCAATCCTGAGCATGTATCTGAACAAGAACTCAGTGGCTTTGATTATATCGTAGATAATCGACAGGGTATAGCAGAATTAGAATGGAAAATAGATGAAGTAATGAAAAATGAAATCATATCCCCGGTCTCTAAGTGATCATGCAATTGGAATCATTCACTTTTTTAGACCTTGTACTAGAAAAAGGCGAGGTAAGCATGGAGAAGGAAAGATGTCTAGACATACCTAAAGAAATATATAGTGGCCAGATAGTGGTGAGGAGAATTAAAGAGGAGGGATACTATCTATCGGCCAATCTCTTTCTGGAACAAGAGATCCAGAGGATTATGAAGTCAGCTTTAACTAACAAGATGAGAAGAGCATATCAGATATCAGGAACTAGAGAACCTTATGTCATAGAGAGAATGCTAGAACGAATAGAGGATATAGAATACAACTCCCTAGTAGATAATTCTCAGGCATGGAAAACATTATTAGAGACTGGCAAGTATATGGAAACTACACCCCAGTTTTCGCCATCATTAGATTTTTTGATATATCATAAGGTCCTGGAGTATGAATGTGAAGGATATTATTCCCCCCATATAGAATGGATAAACCAGATAAAAAAGAACCACATCTTATCCTTCGATAAAGCGGGGGGAATTATAAAATGTAATGATCCTACCGTGATAAATAATTGGATGACTTCTCTAGGCTATGTATTTGAAAGGGATAAATACATCCTTTCAGAATCAGAGCGCCTAAGTACCCCTATATTTCTAACGGCATAGGATATGGAAAAAGTATATAAAGGAATAAGACGTACTAGTAGTTACAGAGAATAGTTAATTAGATAAAGAGGAATCGAAATGGTATATATCGAAGCAAAAGATGAGGTCCCTGAGGATCTGACAAAAAGACTGGAAGAACTATCGGATAGCCTATTGATATTGAAGAATGCTGAGAAGGAAATAAAAAGCAAGATCGATATCAAACGTGGGGAATTCGAGATGATAACGGAGAAATATGGGGTTGGAATGGTAGAGACTGATACCAGTACTGCCTCTATCAGCACCAGTGAACGATTCTCCAAGTGGAATGATCTCGAGAGGGTATTCGAAAAGATCCCGAGAAGGATGCAGACCATCAAAACTATGACCCCAGATGTCAAGAAGATCCGGGCCTTAGTAAACAATGGTAAACTCCCAGAGGAGATCCTGGAATTGGCCAAAATAACCACAATCACCAGGATGAGTTTCAAGGCTACCGAAGAGGAATAACCAATGGGAAGACCAAAAGCAGATGGATCTAGTGGGGGGGAAACCTCCCAAGAGAGTCTGGTATGCAGAATCGGTAAATGGGAAGTCAGGGTAGATAACCGGAATTATACTGTTGGATATAGAGAAGATCCTAATCAGAGATACCTGTATCAGATGCAGTTCTGCGCTTCTCTTAAAGAAGCATTTAGGAATCTATCTCGAAGAATACTCACTGACAAGTTTATTAACAACAATCTTCCAGAGACCGAGAGAACATTGGCAGGAGCTATCCAGATGATTGAAGAACATGATGCATGGATAGAGGAATTAACTATGGGGTATTGATATGAGTATATTAATAGATCCTAACTACGACCTGTTTGTAAAGATCTTATTTGCATTATGGGTCTTAAAAGGACTGGTTAACGCTGGAAATGGAGTGATGGGCACAGTAATTCTGGTGCGAGATTCACATGGAGGCCTGGAGATAATAGCGGCCTTAATCATGTTTATAGTAGTTATTGTAGTACTAACATTATGAGGTATTAAGATGGGAAAGAAACACGGAAAGAATGGGAAGGCTAAGGGTAGGATAAAGGGATGGAATGGAACATCCTTTTTTGTACCGATCTGGATGCAGAAGAAAGATAAGGCGAGATCAAAAAAGGAGGAGAGATTAAAATATGGACCTGACATCCCCTCGGTTTAACCAGAGAGATCTAACTCTTGATGAGAGTAAGGTCTTATTCAGAGACTGGATTGAAATGCTTACGAAGGATTACGTAGATTCAAAGAACGCCAGATTCCAGATGAGAGTAACCAAGGAAGGAGTTATAATCGGGTCGATACAATGAAGAGATATAATCAGATGTGGAATGAGATCCCTATGCATAAGAGACCAAGACCAGGAGAAGTGTATATGTGTCTAGATCCTCAAAAGAGATTAGGGGAAGGTACATGGTCAGTCTCTATTATGAGTGGAGGAGTCGGGAATCAATGGAATGATAACATTCAACTGGGATTATTCTGGAAAGAAGAGGTAGCGGAAATGTTCGCTAAAATGGCTGGGATGATAGATAAGGTCAAAGAACTCCAAATAGAAAGAGGATGGGTGTTTAAAAGATGAAATCGAAAGTTAGAGGGAGACCCGGGGCTGTCCCGAATGAACTTCTCATCCGACCTACTCCAGGAATTCGACTGGAAGATATGGCTATAGGTGATAGAGTATCATATATACATCCATCCGGAGGAGGACAGCATATAGGTACAGTCACAGATATCACTAGTAGAGGTATCATTAGGACTAAGGATTGGGTAGAGGATAAGCTCAATATAGTGACAGCTAATGTTCGAGTGATATGGAAAACAGATGGGGGAGAATGGGTCCGGCAACCATTATACCGGGAGGAATCAGAATGAAGCATAAATTCAGATCGATAAACTTACATCAGGCCAGCATGCTAAAGTTGTCCATGATCGATAAAATCATCCAGGAATACTTAGCAGATGGCTATAAACTCACGGTGAGACAATTATTCTACCAGATGGTAGGTAGGGGATTGATCGAGAATGACCAGAAAGAGTATAGGAAGATCAGCAGTCTCGTCGTCCTGGGAAGAATGGGAGGATTAATCGACTTTAATGCTATTGAAGATAGGGTTAGAATCCCTAGACTACCATATTTCTGTGAGAATCCAAGGGATGCCATAGAGGATACGATTTTAACATATCGTATAGATAGACAGGATGGTCAAGAATGGTATACTGAGGTATGGAGTGAGAAAGATGCTCTATCAGGCTTGCTCTATGATGTGACTAGGAAATATCATGTCAACTTAGTCATAAATAGGGGTTACTCATCCTGTTCTGCTATGTATGAGGCATACGGTCGATTCGCAAAGGCTATTACTGAGAATGGCCAGCTTGGACAGATCATATATCTAGGTGACCACGATCCTTCTGGTAAAGATATGATCAGGGATATCCAGGACCGGATGAATGAATTCGGGATAGGTAAATACATAGATGTGATCCCTGTGGCTCTCACTATGGAACAGATCGAGAAATATGATCCTCCTCCTTACTTCGCTAAGATCAAAGATCCCCGGGCCAAATGGTACATGGCTGAATTCGGGGATGTAGCTTGGGAGGTAGATGCTCTGACTCCACAGGTTCTAAAAAAAGTACTGGAAGATGCTATCACCGATAGGATGGATTTAAATCTATATATGGGGAGGCTAGAACAGGAAGAGAAAGATATTAAAGAGTTGAATGGGTTAGGTGACTTGGATAGAGGAAACTCTGGTGGAAGCATATGGGGATCCAGAGAAAGATTTTATTGAATATAAAGAGGTGAAAATTAAATGGGAACGCTAGAGGATTATGATGCCTTCCTTCAGTTTTATCATAGAAGGATGAGGGAGGCCTGGTATCAGGCCTTCTGGATAAGGGTCCGGATTTGGATATGGGATCATGAGCTTTCATTAGTATTAATATCGGTCGGGAGCATACTCGGAATACTATGGTATATAACTGAAATCCTGTGAATAGGGGGCTAAAAAAGGGTCCCCGATCCTATTTAAGGTTCCGAAAAAATACTGGAAAATTTTTCGGAACCACAGCCCTTTTTTCGCCAGGATTCCCTAGAATTATTTCTCATTTATTTTCAGAATAAACCGGGGTGATATATCATAAAAAATAGAATGAAGGCTAGAGAACTCATAGAAAATTTTCCATATATTTTCACAGCAGTCACGGACATAATAGGATTAATGTTATATGAATCAATGCCCTAATCCGTAGGAATAGTTTTAGCATTAATGCAGGAATATCTCAATAATAACATAGCAGATAATGGCAGAATAAACATAATTATCTCAGAGATTCTTAACATCATGGCTGATAAAGATAGTGATTTATCATATATTTTAAAACAAGGATCCGGAGAGAAAAAAATTCTTAGGAATACCGAAAATCCACGAGGAATTAACCTGTGAAATTAACCTATAAAATAACCTCTCTCTCTTATATCTTTCCGGATGATCTGGGCCGGTATACTCTCATATACAGACCACCCAGAATCCTCCGACATTTAAGCGGATGAATGCCTCTCAGAATCCTCTCGGATATATCAGATTATGCTTAAAGTATTTTAA